CCAATCCAATCACAACTTTCGTAATAATTTCTATTGTATTTTGGATCCGGTAAATCATCCCATATATGATAAAAGAAAATTGGGAGTGATTGACGAAGTTCGTGCTCCATATCATATAACCAAATCCAATATCTCGGATCAGTAAAGTGAAGAATTGCATCTGGCTTTTCAACCATCAACAATTGCCGAATCATTTGAGGATTACCATACCCATCAAATGGATAAATTTTAACCAATGCATCCTTTACACCGGTTTGTTCTCTAACACTATCATTTAGGTCTAATACTTTACCCGCTTCGGGATGTTTAATTGCTGCTCCTAATTGAACCCAATCGTACTTATCAACTGTACCCAATACCAATTGTTTGGAAACATTGGCTATACCACTTGCCATTCTCAAATCATCAGATAATAAGAGAATCTTCTTTTTTGCCATAACTGTTTAATTAATTTTTAAAATTGCGAACCACTAATCTGTAAATTGGTGTATTCGTTTAATTGTGTTCTAAATTGTTCATTTGTAGTGTATAGGTCTAAAGTTCTATTTACGAGTTTTTGAAAGTTAATACCACCTTTGATGGTAGCTATTTTAAAATCCTCATCATATAACTTTTTAATAACCTTTACAGTAGTTAGTTTTAAGTCTGTCATAGTTAATAATTTGTGTATATACATATATATATACAAAAAATTATTTTCCATCACAATGTGTTCCATAAAATTCACACCATCCACATAACTTTGATGGTTGTTTTTGAAACTCAATATCAATTCTATATGCACCATTTTCATCAAAAACATTATCTACGAATTCTATAAATGAATTCCATGCTTTATTTATAGATGGCTTCCCACTCGCTGGTACGTGCCTACTAATACGTGGTACTGTAAAATCTAAACTTTCTGAAATCTTTCTTTTTAGGATGATAAACTCAACATCAATCATATCAACAGAAACTCCTATCATTTCGGAATAAAGTTTTTTATACAAAAGTAATTGTGCGTTCTTAACAGGATCGGATTTTTGATATTTACTCCACCCCTTTGTTGCAGTTTTAAAATCTATAATTTTATATCTACCATTGGAATTGTTCCGTATTACTAAATCTAAAAATCCTAAAAAGTTTATATTCTCTTTGATTTTAGCATTTATCGGTTGTTCTATTGAAACCAACTCATCATCTTTTAGAGAAAAGAATTTATTAAAGTTAGCCCGTTTTTGGAAATAATCTAATATGATATTACCATCGTTTAGAAATTCTACCAATTCATCTTTTGAACAAATTGGTAGCTCTCCGTTATTGGATTCTTTTAAGTAAAGAGTCCTCATTTTTTGCTTCAACATCTCATTTAGATTCATCATCTTATCAGCTTGTGATTTTGAGATACGAAGACATTTTTCTAAATATTCCTGCAAAGTTTCATGCATCGCTGTCCCAAATACCAAATGTATGTTGGAAGTGCTTTCAGATAATTTATCTATATATTGTAATTTATAGTGTTGTGGGCAACTGCTCCACATACTATATTGGGAAAAAGATACTCTAGCCATATATTAAATATACGAAAAATAAGTGAGACTACCAAATTATATTTTAAGTTTTAATTTAGTAATTTCTTTTTTTGCAATCGCGTATTTTTCACATATGTATTTTATATTTTCTCTACCTTCTCTCGTAGAGTATAATATATCAATATATTCATTAGCGTGTAATTCTCTACATTCAAATTCCTTTTGTACCAATTCTACTAAAAACTGTTCGTACTTAGCTTCACCCTTTCCTTTTATATATTTCAAATAATACTTTCCTTTTGGAATAATATTAATGTATAATTTATACATTTCTTTAGGTTGCAACGTCTGTGATAGTGGTAATATAGTTGCAATTAATTCAACCCACTCTGGTTTCATTGAAAGAAAACGATTTATCATAAAATTACTCCATGTCTTAATATCATCTTCTTCCAACTTATCAAAGTACTTTGGATCTTGCTCCGTTGTAATTGCGTTAATGTGATCGAATAACTTCTTACTCATAACTACACAACTACTTTCTTATCCCTTAATTCTTCTGGTAATAATTCTTGTAAAGGTTTGCCACACGTTGCACATAGATATATCTCAATCGGCATTACCGATTCTTTATCACCACCTGTAATTAAGCGTGAAATCTTTTTAAATCTATAACCTGTGATGAATACTTTTGCTCCACACTCACATTCTATATCTCTCGCATCATTTAATGAGAAATTTACAGGTAGAGGTTGTTGTTGATTTTCCATAATTTTTATTTTATAATGTTTAATATTTGTATAACTGTGCTAGTAAATACTATTTCTTTATCCACTACTAATGCATCCTTTGATAACCCATCTGCAATTGTTAAAATTACATTAGCAGTATTCCCACTCGCGTATTCATCTACCTTATCGTATAACATAGAATACATTTCAGAATAATCATTTATTCTATTATCGGCTACTGCCTGTCTAATTGCCATAAATACATTTCGTTTCTCATCCTGTGATTTTAGTAAATCAATCAATTTGGTTTGAAAATTTGATTCAACCATAATTTTATGATCCACTTTTAATTCACCTGAACTGGATTGCAATTGACAGGTATTTAGAATTCTACGAATATCTGGATAATATGAACTGATAATATCGGCTACATTTTTAACATCGTATTTAATCTTCTCATTATCCAATATTTTTATAATCTGAACTGCAACATCTTTTTTTGTTGGTGGTGTGATTGCAAATGTTTGGCATCTACTTTTGATTGGGTCAATAATCTTTTCGTGATAATTACACGTTAAGATAAATCTACAATGTTTAGAGAATGTTTCCATTAAATTACGAAGAATCGCTTGTGCGTTTGGAGTCATATAATCAAACTCATCCAATATAATAATTTTAAAACCGGCGAAACCCATTGATGATGCAAAGTTTTTTACTTTTGTTCTTACCGTATCCACATTATTTTCATCCGATGCATTGATAATCATACTATCACATTTAATTGTATTTACAATTAGTTTTGCCAATGTAGTTTTACCAGTACCAGCTTTACCATATAGCAATAGATGTGGAATATCGTTATTATCCAAATATTGTTGAATAGTTTCCTTAACAGTTTCATTACCAACATACTCTGATAATTTGGATGGTCTGTAACGCTCTACCCACAAAGTATGTTCTCTTTTTGCTATTTCATTTTCAAAAAAACTCATATATTTTCTTATTTACCAGTTGAACCAAACCCACCACTACTTCTTTCTGAATCAGATAATTCATCTGCCTCTACCAATTGTATGATTGGATGTGGGAGTATAATAATTTGACAAACTTTATCACCTACGTTATATGCTTTGGAATTGAATCCAGACCGTTTATTAAATGTAGCTTGAAGCTCACCCCTATATCCCGCATCGATTACTCCAACTGAATTACTTAAAACCAATTCCATATTTCGTATAGATGAGCGAGGGAAAACTAATCCCACAAACCCATCTGGTATTTCTAATGCAACCCCTAAACCATATGTAATATGTTCTGATTCATTTGATATAATTGTAGTTGCCACCAAATCCATACCCGCATCACTTTCTTTTGCGTACGATGGTATTACTGCGTTTGGATGTAATTTTTTTATTTTAACTTGCACTTTGTTGTTCCTCTCTCATTTTTAATCCAACTTCTGTGATTTCTCTTGCAAATATTTTAAATTGCATCCCATCTTTAACAAATGTTAATCCCTGATCTTCAGTGGGTTTTATTTCTAATACTAATGAGCCAGGATTATCATCAGCTTGTGAGAACGCGAATACTACCGGTTCATTTTCAAAAAATTGAAAACACCATTCAGCTTGCTCAAATTCTTTTGATGGAGTTTCTTCTAATGTAGTATTGTTTTCTAATTGTTTTTTCATAATAATTTATTTTTATTTTTACTAATATACGTATTTTTTTTTAAATAATCAAGCTAGGAATGCGATTAAAACGAAAAAAACTTTTTAGCAGTTTGTGCTTCCACCGATGCCTTTTGCCATTTTAATGCAGTGTAAAAATCATCTACTTTATTTTCCAATTCTGCCTTATAAAGCATATCTCTATCAACATATTGCTCTATATAATCCATAATCTGCTTTGGGTCATTATAATCTTTAAATGCAACTGTATCCAATCCTAATGGGTTATTTTTAAGATATACCCATTTTACTTTATCACCATCTCTAATTGGTTCGTGCTTAAATGGTGCGTTGAAGAATTTTAGTAATCGATTGTATGAAATTCCAGCTTTAACGTGAGCCGGTGTTCCCTTTTCAAAATTAGCAATTGCTAATCCACTATCCTTTCTCCAACTACCATTATCATACTTACTTAACTCTTTAATTGCTCCACCTTTTGCTATCTTATTAACAGGTAGATTAACCATATTGTTTTTGAATTCTAATAACTTCTTATCTACATAATCATTATCCTTACCCATTAGAATATCTTTCAACATACCACTCATTTGTTCCTGAAACGCTTTGGGGAATGAACTTCTAACAACATCTAATCCCTTTACATCTAACTTATCGCATGGGATTCCATTTTTTAAAATCATCCATTGGGCGTATCGCTTCTTTGCTACCCAAAATCCAGCTTTACTGATGTATTCCTTCTTAATTTCAAAACGATGTTTATCTTTTGCTATAAAGAAGAATCGTTCAGCTAATATATCATAGAATGAATTTAAGAATGTTTGAGTTTCAGTTGCTATATTATCCACTTCAACCGCCATTCTTTTTTCATCAAACTCTTTGTATTCAGGATATCTATGTTTTACTAATGGCTCTGCCATCATATAGATTGAATCTGTATCGATATACACATTGTAATCTTCCTTTGTACCCAACTCTTTCCAATATTTGATGTTAGCCATTTCTGCGGTTTTCTTAATAACAGTTTGACCGGTAATAGTAACCGCCTCCGCGTTATCAATATCGTAAAACCTAAATGCGGGCAATCCTAACACACCGTACATAGAGTTAAGAAGAATCTTTTGAACTAACTGCCTTTTGGCGTAGAACTCATATTTTTCAGTATCACCCGCTTCACCGTATTGTTTTTCTAATTTACGAAACTCAACCCTTTGTGAAAACCACGTATCCAAAATATCAGCAATTAGTCCAGGTGTATCTTGCGAATAAAGTACGCCATTTGCTGCTACACCCAAATTACCATCTTTAATAACATCCTGTAATTCACTTCTACTGTATGTATAGGTATCATCTTTACCTACTATGGTGTATTCCTTATCTTCTCCCTTAATCCAGTCCGCTGGATCCCATCCTGTGATTTTACCAATCTTTGTTTCAGGTGAGATATTAAGTGTCATAATAATCGATGGATATAGGGATGTTAAATCCAAATCATAAATCCAATCATACTTACCAACAATAGGTTCTTTTACATATGCTCCGATAAACTTCTCTTGGTTGTTATCTTTAAGAGCCTGCATTCTTTCCTTTCTATCTCTCGGTTTATTGGGTGCAACTAATCCTTTCTTTTTAAGATATGCAAGGCATGCTCCTTCTAAATATTTAGATGAAAACATATAATCTTCATACGGTACATATCCAGCGTGACAGATTGCTCTACATAAATCTATGAATTGAAGTTTCTCATCCATAGATACTACCAAATCAACATCGACTATGTTATACTCAATAAATTTTTGTAAATCGTTTTCGAATAAATCATCCAAACTTCCTTCATACTCAATCTTACCTCTACCCAATTCTTTGGTAGCGATGTGATTTAATGTATAAGAACTCTCCAAACCATAGTTGTAGTTTTTGTATAGGTTTATATAATCTAATATAGATACCCCACCAAAACTCCATCTTTGTCTGTATGGTGAATAAAATGTTTGCCCAATTGGTGACAATCTCTTTGCGTGACCTTCTCCACATACCCTCTTAATACGATTATATAAATACGGTATATCAAAAAAGTCAATATTCCAACCTGTTAAAATAGTTGCATCCACTGATTGGTAATATGTTAAGAATGCCATTAGCAAACTTTTCTCATTATCAAAAACATGCACATTTACTTTTCTACCTGCCTTATCAAATGATTCTTCATTTTTATTTATTTTCTTTTCCTTATCTAATACGAATACATCATATAGTTTGGTTGAACTGGCATGCGATGCAATTGCAGTTATTTCATTTTTTGCTTCTAATGTATTTGGTAATCCACTTATCATTTCAACCTCAATATCAAAGGTCATAACAGTATGTCCTACCGATGGAATATCAGAATCGTATATATCAACTAATACACGTGTTGTTTCTGGAATATCGGATTCAAATAATTCATCTGATTCATCTTTTTCCCACTTTGCTACCTTTGTAAGTTTATCACCATACATTGAACGATGCTGTCCATTTGGGTCTTTTTTGTACGCGTACTTTCTATATGGAAAGGTACTATGCCCATTCTTATCATCCCAAAGGTGGATTAAATTTTTTGTTCTTTCAAAGAATATATTTTTATACATTTATGGTTTGTAAAATATGAATATTGGTTCGTATTTGTACCAGGTTCCTTCTATCTGCATACAGTTTTTTGCTTTGGATAAATCCATCCCCGTCATAGGGCTCATTGTCATCCGTAGTTTTCCTTTATATTCCATTCCTAATTCAGTAAGTATATCTATACTATCCTGTTCTAATGTAAAAAACTTATCAGGACCCATTTTAATGTCTGCTATGTTCCAACATGCAAATCTATCATTCCGTAAGTACTCATATACGGTTGTTAGGGTTGGTCTTAAAAACCCGTCTCTCCAACTGCTATAATTACTAAACTTTTTGAAAGATTGACTTTCATCTGATGAATACCTTTCTCTATCAAAGTATGGTGGTGATGTGAATGCGAAATCTAATTTACCTTTATACTTTTGAAATCTAGCTTCTTCACTGATAATTTCAGAACCGGTTGTGAATATATCATAGGTATTGGCGTGTCCCCAAAAAGGATTAGAAGCTCCTGGTATTTTGTTATTAAAAAATTCTGCTAAATATTCATATCTAGTTTTACCAATTTCCTCTATATAGTTTTCTGTATTTGGATCATTTCCAATGTAATGTATATTTCTATCATCCACACTCATTGCTCCCAAAATCCTACCACCCCAACCAGCCGATGGGTCGTATATGTTGATTACATCCTGCTCTTTAATATGGTCTGTAAATCGTTTGTAAAGATACTTTGCAGTTAATGGTGGAAAATTTACCACTGCTTGTGTGCCCATACCAATACGGAATGCTGCAGTTGCTTCTGGAAATATAGTTTGACCTAATGGATATACTTTTATTTGTATTGGTTGTTTTGGTATATCTGTTAAATTATCAATATTCTCACCCCAGTCTGCGGTTTTAAGCGAAGATATGTTGTCATACTTCAATATACCAGCTTTGTAAAGGTCTTTTACTTCCTGCGCGGTAATTGGTGGAGATGGTACTTTACTATCTGCTTGAGATAAACAAAACCCATACCCTTCTTTACTACCACCACTTGTCCATTTTTCAATCCATTCTTTACCGCTTTGTATGTGAGAATTGTGAAACTCTGGATTATCCAAATGTAAAGTTTTAGAAAAACGATACATACCATCTTGCCTTGTCAATCTTCTCATTTGTTTAACAAACTCTGGAAAGTATGCATCATCTGAAAACACATCATATATAGATGGCTTTGGTTTATCGTATGCCGAACCACCAATAGCCGTTTTATACATAGCCGGAAAGAATTGATTTACAGGTGTTGCGAATTTATTAAAGTTAAAAATAACTTCATTACCCTCATCATCTTTTTCTTCAAACCTATCCACTTTATAAGTTTGTAGTTTGGAGAACTGCTCAATCATCTCGGCCTCATCCACCCCTATTCGGGGTGGTGCGCCGGTTTCATTCCATTTTCTAACCACTAATTCTCTAAAAAAAGCAACCCATTTTTCAAAATCAGGAAATGACATCTTCAATACATCTTCGTATTTAAGATTTACTTCCGGATCGTAAAACCATTCGTTTCTTTCGTAAAAGTATTTTTTTGGATAGTTAAACGCCATTATGCAGTTAATTGCACTTCTACAAGGTAATACTTTGCTGTAAAATCATCAATCTTAAATTCAGCATGCGCTAATCCAGAAGTTGATACGTTTAATACAACCGAATTTGCTTCCTTATTTGCAGAGAAAATCTCTTTTAAATACTTTGCAGAGAATGAAATGGGTTTAACTTCGGTTTTATACTCCTTATCTACTGAAAACACAATTCTGTTTGAGTTAATGTTGGAATATCCTAATACTAATTTCAATTCACCTTTATCAGTATAGACTGTAAATGTATCAACATCACTCAATGCGTTTTTTGCTTTTATAAACTTTTCAATAAACTTACCATCGAACCCAATACTTACATCAAAATCAGGCAATTGTTTCAAATCCGGAACCGATGGGATTACTGCCAAATCTGCTAATTGAAATTGTGCTTTGGTATCATCACTGTTAATGAAAATATTCACTGCTTTACCATCTACTAGTTGTGGTTCTAATTCTATATCATCACCTAACACTGATAACAATTTTGTTAAAGTTGATGTGGTATATATACCCAACTCCGGTGAAGTAAAATTGAAATTATCCAATTGAATTTCACCCAATACTGTCTTATCATCAGAGATAAAACGAGTAGTTAATTTACCATTTTCAGCTTTCCAAGAAACTGATTCTACTAATCCAGCTAAGTTATACTTTTGGATAAACCTTGTAACACGATTTTTGTTCATAATTTTTACTTTTTTTTTTTGATTTCTATAAATATACTACTTTTATTTTACTTTTACAAATTTATTTGCTTTCTCCAAACCCAAACAGGTTCACAAAATATTTTATTCTTACCTTCTTCAGCTTTTAATAATGCCTCTTCGGTATATCTACCCTCATCTCCTTCTATTATTGCGCCTGCTCCAGCACTTCCAGGTCGTTTAGCCATTTCCATACCTAAACATCCCTCATAAACTGCTCCTTCTAATGTTGAAATGTAATCATTCATTGGGTTTGTTATTTCCTGATACCCTTTACCATCACCTTTGGAAGCAGCATATACATCCGCAATGTTTATTGCAAGATATCCACCATCTTTAATGGTTGGCCACACATTTTCTATGGTTTTATGTAAGAATAGTTTATTCCAAGCATCTATATTTTTATATCTAACCCAACTCTGTGTATCATCATATGAGTATCTTTCAACATTAAAATACGGTGGTGAACTGAATACAATATCAAAATGGTCTTTATACATTGTTAAGTCCGCATCCTCCGCAGGTGCTTCAATAAAGTCTGCTATCTTTTCTGTTTCAAAAAAACCGTTGTGTTTTGTGTAAAAATCAGCCTGCTCCCTATATATTGGGTGGTTTTCTTTTCTAGGGTCTATTCCTACATAATGTTTTCCCTTTTCACTGGCGAAGAATCCACATAACCTATCACCCCAACCTGCCGATATATCTAAAACATTTTCACATTCTAAATAATCATACAATGCTTTTGCAACATTTGGTTTAAATTGAGAACATATGTACTTTCGTAAGCTCAAACATACTCTTAATTCGTTTCTACTTACTGATTCAAATTTTAGAGTGTATAAACCACCCATTAAAGTTTTCATAAAATCAAAACTTTCCCAAGTTCTTTGCGGTCCGGGTGAAACCGTACCATCTACACTCCATCTATTTCTTTGTTGAAAATAATTAGATGCAGCGTTGCCAGTATTTATTCTTCGTATATACTGTTTCTTTCCTTTAAAGTCTAATGAATACTTACTATCAGTTGCTTTTCTCGGAAACCATTCACCTTCTTTTAATAATTCACGCCACCTCGTTCCCTTTAATGAAAGGTATTCACTTCTGGCATCACTTTCAGTTAAATCTGCAGTTGGTAATGGATACTCCATACAGATAGTTGCCAAACTTTCTTTTACATCACTTATTTCGAATGTATTTTTTATATAACTCCACTCTTCCTTATCAATATAAAGATACGGTGTCATTCCTTTAAACTTATTAAAATATTCTATATACATACGGTTTCTATATTTTTATCTGCAACTAATCTTAATCTGAAAACTAATCCAGGTATTACTCCATCTTTTTTACTTGTCCAATGTATTTTAGAGTCTATTATAAATCCATTTTTTAAATAAAAAGCAACTGCCTTTGTGTTAAACTCTCTTACAGTTAGGTATAAGTTTTCGGCTCTTTCTTTTTTACAATACTTTATAAACTCATTCAATACACTTTTAGCACCATCTTTAACTGAACCGTTTGATGCAATTTGATGTAGTATAAAATCTCCACTCTTTTTATATGTGGTTGCGTTTTTTGATAATCTACCTTTACTCTTATATCTACCAAATGTAATTACAACTCCATCTTGCAGTATGATGTTTCCCTTTTCAAAATATTTTTCTAATTTAAAACCCTGCTTATATAGGTGTGGGAATATATCTGGATACAGGTCTATTATAGACATTGCATTATTGGTGGCTTCTAATATTTTGTTTGAGCCACTTTCCGCTTTTACGAAATTTAACATATTTAAAAAATTTATAAAATTAAGCATATTTAAAAAACTTATTTAGATTAAGAGTATCCTTATACAAATATAAGGAATTTAATTGAGATTTCAAAGTCTTTTTTTCACTTTCAATTAAATCAGCAGTTCTACAACCCTGCGCGAAAAATACCTTTTTTCTCCAAAGTAATTCATCACTGATTTCACCTCTAAATGCTTCTCTTAAAAGAGGTTTCATATGCCCATTTTCTTTTTGATATAATGGTGGTATATTTAGTGAATACTCTACGAATGGTCTCCAACTATACGGTGTTCTAACTTCAACAGTACCACCCCACATAATTGATTGATTTGTTGTTAAGAAATTTGTTTTATGTACATCACTTACCAACTTTCTCCGTGCTTTATCATAATCATCTGGTTTGTAATGAAATGCCTGTATGTGCCCATAACTGCCCCAAATTTCATCAGAAAGATCACCACTGAATACAACCTTAAATCCTAACTCATTTATCCGTTTTCCTAATGCAATCTGTGCAATTGCCGAACCTACATTTTGCCACCTAGCTTGCTCTATAACATATAGGGTTTCATTTATCGCATCTTTAACATCATCCTCTGTTAATATTATTTCATGCAGTTTTACACCAAACTCTTTTGCTGCAATTCTGGCATATTTTATATCATCATCTTTGGTATTACCATCTCCCATTGAAACTACAAATGCCTCAATGTCCGGGTTTATTTTAGAAAGAATGTAAGTTGTGATAACACTATCGATGCCCCCGCTTAGAATGGTGCAAATTGGAACGTCAGAAACCATTTTTACTCTAACGGATTCTTCCAACATACTTCTTATATTTTTGATAATAGTTTCTCTATCATCGTTAATAATTTCAGTTGGTAATTTGTAGTAAGTTTGAGTTGAATGTTCTAATGTTTTGTAATTATATTGTAGGTATGTACCCGGATAAACTACTTTAACCTGTTTCTCATATAGTTCCGATATTGGCAATCCTTTCTTTTCAGAACAAAAAAACAATTTACCGGCATTATCAATTGCATACCAAAATGGCAATTCTCCAATATAATCCCTAACTAAAAATGAAGTATCTATTCTAGTATCTATAATACAAAACGAAAACATACCATCCAATTCACCGAATGAACCAGCCCCATAATCTAAATACGCGTTTAAAATTACCTCTGTATCAGATTTTGTTCTAAATGGAATTGTGATACTATCTTTTAAATTTTGAGTATAACCACTATCCCATAACTCACCATTGTAAATAATACAAACAGTATTATCAGCATTCCACATTGGTTGGTTTGCTTCCGAAGATATATCCTGAATAGATAACCGATTATGTCCAAAGTAAAAATCATCTATCATTTCTACTTTTGAACAATCTCTACCTCTATGTATTATTTTGGATATACCTTCCCCTATGGTAGTTTCATTGAAACCATTTCCACCTATTATTCCACACATATAACTATTTTACCCAATCACAAAATGCCAATTCATATATATGCACCCTATCCATTGTTTTTTCGGTTTCCATATACTTTCTAGCCGTTTCTAAAACTTCTGCACGTAATCCGTACATATCGGCTTCCATTAGTATTTCTTCAATTAGTTCTTCGTTTGACATAACATTTATTATTTGATTTTATAAAGTTTCGTTTATTGCGTTTCTATATGTCATTGCTGATTGAACTCCAACAAAACGATTTACTTCAACGCCATTTTTTTCGATGATTACAGTTGGTACTGATTTAACTCCGTATTTCTCTGCTATATCCGAATATTCATCAATATCAATTTCTTCAAATTTTACACCACTATATGATGGTTTAATGCTCTCCATCATAGGTGATAACATTCTACAAGGACCACACCACGTAGCACTAAATTTTTTCACTATTGTTGTCATAATTTTTATTTTTTAAATTTGTATTTTCTTTTATGTGTTTCGGATAATATGGACAATGACGGCAGCCGTTCCCACAACAGAAACCTCGTTGAATATGATGGTAAGGGGTAAATACCACCTTACCATCTTCAATGTAATATAACTCATTAGTATAATCATTATTATAATTCACAATTATTTTATTTCACACGCTCCACCAGCGCAGGCTAATTCCCCACTCAAATCGGTATTATCTTCTAATTCAATTACTTTACTCAAATCAACATCTTTCAATGCTTTCATTAGTTCTTCGTATTTTTCCTTAGTACAATCTTCAAACGGAGCCTGAATATAACTTCCACCATTATATGGTAATACCGATAATCCATTATAAAACTCCTTATTTTCCCACATCCACTCACCAACTGCATCCCATTCGTGCTCTCTTATAGAAACTGTCGCGGATACATTGTGTGTATTATTTCCAGATCTGTGTCCAGGTTTAATCCACTCCGAATGAACTTTCTTAACTCTTTCTAAAAGTTGAATAGGTGATTCCGTTCTGAATATCGCAGTATCAGGTGCCTTCTGTGGTATCCCAATAACCGCCGTATCATGTGGTCTAAAATATTCATCTTCAACTAATTCTGGATGATTTATTAATAAATGTGTATAAATTGATTCATTTTTACCAACCCTAACTCTACGAATATAGTAATCATTGTGCCACGCGTGTATTCCCGATGATGTACCTAATGTTAATGAAGTAGTTCCAGCAGGTTTTACAGTTGTAGTTCTTGCAGATACATTAATATTTAGTATCTCTGCTAATCTTTTGTTTTCTGCTTTAACAACTTTAGATGCCGCTTTCATATCCAATTTCAATACCGCACCACTTCCTATACCTGTCATAGATATACCAATTAGGGCATCCTTTTCAGTTGTTCTCTGCCAAATAGGTCTTAGGTAATGAAAATCTGTATAACCCGCCTGCAATGTTCCTACGAATGATGCTGCTTTAACTCTATCATTTAATTCTTCTTGAGTGCTAACATCACTTACATTCACTTCACATAAATTACAGAATTGAAAAGGTCTTAATGCGATTTCACAACAAGGGTTAGTTCCCCAATCTTTATCATTTGATAGGTAGATGCCCGGTTCACCTGCACCACTTGCCTCAATTCTTTTCCATAAATCCATAAAATAATTTTTATCTATTTTATGTCTCATCAATACCGCAGAGTTGTTTGCTCTACCTCTTTGTGGATTATTTTCCCACCAATCCCCACTCTTACAACTAATCATATCCTCATCTGTTGCGGAGAATAATGAAATTAGGGCTGCTCTACGAATACCACCTGCCAATACTGCATCTGCAATATGACAAACCATATCATGCACTTCAATTGGTGATAATCTATCACCATCAGTGTGTGTATCTAAAATTCCTTCTAATTTGATTAAACACTCTTTTAGGGGTTGTGGCCCAGGTGCTTTACCTCCCGATGTTACTAATTTAGCTCCTTTTTGTCTGATATCTCTAAAATCAAAAACAGGCTTCGATCCACCAAAAAAGTATGCTTTAACCAATACAGATATTGCATCCGCCCATCCTTCAATTGAATCACCTATTAGAAATCTTCTTGTCTTTTCGGTTGATGGTTTTCTTATTTCAGGTAGAGCATCCACGTGATGTTTTTGTACGGAATACCCAACGCCCGTTCCACCTAAAAGAAGAAACATAATTTCAGAAAATACTCTCCAATCATCAATTGGTGCAAATGCACAATTGTAAATTCTATTTGGACTTATCTCAATTGGCTTTCCTGCAAACTGCATTGAACGCATTGATGGTAAAATTTGCTTATTATAAACAAATTTGTAATTCTCTCTAATCTCTGCTTCTAAATGTGGGTACTTTTTAATATGCATATTCATATTTCTAGTAACCAACTCTTCCCAAGTTTCTCTCCTATTTAATTCAGGATTATACTTTGAGTATTTCATATAGACCGTAATGTCCGATAAAATTTTGTTTGAAATGTCCATTTTTTTTTATTTTTTTTATTTTAAAGTGTATAGATATTTTTTCAGGAAAACCTAAAAATGTACTCATAAATATCAAGTCTTTTGGTATACGTCCTTATTTTAGAAAGAAAAAATACACTTTTTTTAAAATATTTATTAACACTTTTTATTTAATTTTTATACTTATCTTTATTTTTTGGTAAATACAAATATTGGTTCAAGTTTATTACCCTTACCGGCTACGGATGATAGTATCATATATAGTATATCTGTTTTTTCAAATCCAATTTCTTCGGCAATTCTAATAGTTTCACTTTCAATTTGTTTATACTTTGGTGTATTTGCTATGTTTATTAGCATCTTACCACCCACTTTTAAACCAATATGGCAGTTTATAATAGTCTTTGTTAAAAACCCATCTATCCAATCGCTTTCGTTTGGATACTTTTTGTAAGATTGTGTAAGTTCCTCTGAATACTTTTCTGTATCAAAATATGGAGGAGATGTAAAACATAAATCCAAACTTTCACTTTCAGGTACAAATTCTTCCGAACCTAATTTATGTAAGATAATTTCTTTATTAAAAAAATTTAGTTCATCTTTTATTTGTAATAACCCTTCATACGTCTTTGTAGATGGATCAGTACCTATGTATGTTTTACAATTACTTGCCAAAAATCCTATCAATCTCCCGCCCCATCCACAACTCATATCCCATACCGTATCTCCACCATATGTATTGTATATCCATTTGGCTACCGATGGTCTAAAATTACTAACCGATTGGTTTCCACCATATATCTTAAAGTTTTGTCGTAATCTATTTAGTGTAAATGTACCATTCCCATGCTTAACTTGCCAATCCCACGTTTTTCTAATAATTTCTTTTAATTTTTTATCATCATTCCAATAATCAATCGGTCTCATTTTACTACTACCACACAAAACTTCTACCCAATGCGGGAAATAAGTCCAAGCTAACGATAAGCAATGCATAGTTTGGTTTAATTTACCATCCCCATATATTGTGTTTTCATCAAAATTAATTAATGATTTCAATTGTGATAACTTATTATGGTTATTAACGTTATAGTGTGGAAATCCTTCTTTCCTATGATATTGGAATATCACATTTTCAGCATACACCCTATCTGTGATAGTAGTTATATCTCTGCTTATTCTGTGATACTCCAATGCCAAAGTATCATTTTCTATGAATTTACTAAAACTATCGTAATTTACCATTAACCCATATTGTCTACATATTTTTTATGTAGTAGTTTTATTTCTATTTAATCCTTACTGAAAAAACTTATACTTATCTAATCTATTTTTAATCAACTCAAAATACTCAACATCCTTTTCAATAAGGATACATTCTCTATTCGTATTTATACAAACCTCACCAAGTGTTCCACTACCTGCAAAATTATCCAATATCACATTTCCCTCGTTAGATAACATCAAAACTAATCTTTCAATCAGTTTGTAGGGTTTTTGTGTTGGATGATTTAGTTTTTCTTTACTATTATGTGGTAAAGCTGATATATCATCCCAAACATCACTTAAAGTTATACCCTCTTTTAATATACCCTCTGTGTATTCTTTTCGAGTTGTATTTGGTTTTATCTTTATAGTATTAAATGTACCTTTGTCACCATTTGTATAATAACATATAGGTTCATATCCACTTGATAATGCGTTTCCTCTTGATGAATTGAATGCCCGTTTTCTACTCCAAATTATAATTCGTTTTTCAGTAAAATACTTATCCAAAATAGTACAAATATGTCTGTTGTATTGTCTACCTGTGAAGATTACAACATTACCACCTTCTTTAACAATTCGTTTGTATTCAATGATAATCGTTTCAGCCCAATCTAAATACTCATCTAAATTATTCCATTGGTTATCCCAATCTTCTTTAACAACACCATAGAAGGGCCAATCACTTATAATATGGTCAATACTATTATCATCCAATTCTTTAAGTTTATCTAAACAATCTCCTAGTAATAATTTCATAACTTATCCCATATTGTCTACATATTTTTTATGTAGTAGTTTCTTTTCTAAACCTTCTCCATTTTTACTATCTCTAGTCGCACTTACCCCATCGGTAGAATTACTCGCAAAAACATCCATAATACCGTGAAATGTATCAATCTTTGCCGGAAATGTCATACCATCAGGTCCAAATCGATTCTTAACGATGTGAATACGACCCGTATTTGATAACTTATCCTTAGTTTTTCTACTAACACTCATAATGAAATCGGCAGTTTGTACTTTCTTATATGAATCACCAACCGAATCCGCTTGAATAATTTCGTGATCTATGGCGGCTCTATTTGTTTGAGTTGCAGTCCAAATTGGTATCAACGCAGTTCCACTTAATCCCCGCAATTCTTCATAAATTCCACCCAATTCAGCGTATGCACCATCTCTACCTTTATCAGATGATTTAAGTAAATCCGCATAATCTATTATTATTAACTGTGGGTTGAACCCAGTTGCTCTTAATTTTTCAATATGAGATGATAATGTTTTTGAAGATGCGAATTGTGGAGGATAATACTTAATACGAACTCTTCCTGGAACTGCTTTTATTTTTCTAATAATCTCTTCTTTCCTAGCTTTATGTTCGGATGTTTGTATTCCGGTTAAGATTGTAGTATATCGTTGTCCAACATAGTTTTCTGATAATTCTAAACTATAATGTAGCACATTCATACCTCTTCTCATTGCCTCACACGCTATCTTTGATAAAAACCAAGTCTTACCAATTCCAGATGGCGCCATAACTACCCCCAATTCACCGGGGCCTAATCCACCATCCATTAGTTCATCCACTACATCCCAACCGGTTGATACGGAGTTTCTTTTAACATCCTCCATTATCGATTCAAAGTTTTCAATATAGTCTAATCCCAAATCGGATTCAACTCCAACTTTGGATGCAGCGTTCATTAAATCAACTATTTTATCATATTGACCTATTTTAAGTAAATCAACCGATTTAAGCAATGCCTCTTTAACTTTTTGATTTTTACAAAACGTTAAGTATTCTTTTTTTACATATTCTAAATCAGTCGAACCTACTTGCAAATAAACAGTTTTTAGTTGTTCTATTGCAGTTTGCTTTAATACTTTATCTTCAATTTCACCTATTTTAATTTTAAAAACTTCCATTGTAGGAACATTTCTATAATCATTAAAGTAATCTATGACAGAACGTACTATCCACCTGTTTGCATCGGACTCAAAAAACTCTTCTTTGGTAATTTCCGATACCTGTTCTAAAAATTTGACATCTGTAATTAAGGAAGTAACAACTCGCGATTGATACGATTGCCCATATTTGACGAGTGTATCGGTTGCTTCCATTATGCTTCAGCTTTTTGTTTCTTTGATTGTTTTTTTGATTTAATCTCTGCTTGGTCGCTTTTTGATTTGCGAGTTGATTCCTTCCATTCGGATTTAGGAATATATTGCCAATTACCTTTGGTTACTTTTTCATCGGCTTCCGAATCTTTAACTCGTAATATTATACCCAATTTTGTATTTGGGGTTTCTTTTATTGATTTAATACACTTCATTGGCATAATTTGTTTCCTCCGTGATTTTTTTATTTATTGTTTAATCATTAATATTTCTGATTCTCGCATTAATAGGTATTTTTTACCATTTAATTTAACCTCTGTACCTTGATGGTATGGTGGTATCATTACGATATCATTCACTGATACGCTCATTGGTATCAAAGTACCACTTGCGGTGTATATTCCAGGGCCGATTGCAACCACTTTAGCGGTTTTAATATCTTCCGTTTTCGCACTATCTGGTATAATAATGCCACTTGGAGTTTTTTGCTCTCCAGCATCCGTTTCAGATAATAATACCCTATCACCTAACGGTTTCACTAATACTTCTTCCATAACTGTTTTTATTAATTTAACTATTTAAAACTTTGCAATATAACCAAATGTAGATTGCATCCAGTCCGTAACATTTGTAAACCCATCCAAAATACGATGTTTTAATCCTACTTTTAAAAAACCTTGTTTATCAAATTTTGGAGTAGATTCATCATATCTATCCATAATTTTCATACGTAGATTTCCACTAAATGATGGTTCGGATAACTGCATCAATTTACGATTTCTTTTTAAGATTTCCAAATTATTTTCAAATAAATCGTGTGCTTTTGATTTTTTTGGTAAAGTTGAAATGTACTCTAACATAGATTCAGTAGTATGTACCGTTTCTTCTACAAGTATTGGGAATGCTTTTAAAATAGTTTTTATACCCAATCCCGGTATACCTTCTACATTATCGGATTTATCACCATCAATCATTCTGAAATTAATGAAATTATGTGGATGAAATCCGTATTCCTCAATTACTTCTTTTATGGTATACATTTTCTTTTTTGATGGAGAATATACACTAACATCTTTGTTTATCAATTGTAAGAAATCTTTATCAGAACTCATAATTACTACTTTCTCGCCATCTTTTCGTAAAGTAGTTGCAATATATGCCATCGCATCATCGGCTTCTATCCCATCATATATCATAATTGTAACGGGTAGAGTTGAAAGTAAATCACCCAATGCGGACATCTGCCGTTTCATAGATTCACTCTCTTCTTCTGGATTCATTTCAACGGATGCGGCTCGATTCAATCTCATTTTGATTTTGTTCTTACCTCTTTCAGATTTGTATCCGGAGTAGATTTCTTTTCTACTTTGCGATCCAGCTTTTCCATCGAAAACTATTACAACGCGTGTTGGGTTGATGGTTCGGATGGCGTAGCCGATACTTTTTAAAGTACCGACTATTCCTCCAATGTGGTCACCATTATCATTAAGATTTGGTGCAGTTGACCAGGAACGAATGAAAGTATTAAGACCGTCAATAACTAATGTTTTAGAGTTTTTGTGTAAATCTCCAAATTCATTGTGTTCCTTATCTATTTGTTTTAGTATATCTAAATACTTTTTATTAATCTGACTCATTTGTTTCGTCCGTTGTAACTTCAACTTCTTCCGAATTCGAATTGATTTTATATTGTAATATAGTTTCTTCGCATATCCTACGATAGATTTGGTCTTTTAATACTTCGTTTTGTAGCATCTTTGGAAAATCCTTAGATTGAAACTTCATAACTTCACCACTCTCTATATCAGTGTATTCATACCAAGCACCTGCCTGTTTAACAATTTTATTATCTTTCATAACTGCTAACCAACCTCCGTAGTTATCAATACCTCTATCAAAGAAGATATCAAAATCTGCACACCTTAGTGGCGGTCCCATTCTGTTTTTAATAACTTGCGTACGAACCTTAATACCAACAATTCTATCACCAACTTTCAATTGCCCCATATTCTTCAATCTCAATCTAACTGAACTATGGAATGCCAATGCTTTACCACCTGATGTTGTCCAGGGGTCACCAAACATTGCGTTCATTTTCTGTCTTAATTGGTTTGTAAATATAAGTGCGATAGATTGTCTACCAATCATATTGGTAATCTTTCTCATTGCTTTTGAAATGATAATAGCTTTACCTGTCGCAAATCCATCTTTATCATAATCGGCTTCCAATTCCAATTTAGTTGATGCAGCTGCTACCGAATCTACTACAATTGTTACTAATCGGTCTTTATCACCTTTTCTAACCTGCTCAATAATTGTTTCACACGCTTCAAAAATACCTTCAACAGTATCAACTGAAACATATAGGAGTTTTGAAATATCTACTCCGATTGCTTCTAAAAATTCCCTACTTACTGCGGTTTCTGTATCAATTAGTACTGCAACACCACCCTTCTTTTGGGTTTCTGCTAAAAGATGGGCAGAGAGCAGAGATTTTCCACTCTGCTCTAAACCCGTAATCTCTGCAATTCTACCAACTGGCAAACCCCCATAAGGTCTATTAGAGATTGCCACATCCAACATTGCATTACCGGTCGATAACCAATCTTTTACATTTGTTGGTGCATCCCCTCCCTCATCTGTTAGGAAATACGCAATCTTACCATCCTTATTTTGTTTATTTAATGATTCAGCAAGAACACTTGCCAAATCATCTTCTCTTTTTGCCATCGTAACTGCTTTAATTAATTGTTAAATAAATCATCGAATGCCGATGCTACATCATCTTTTGGTGCAGATGTTTTAGGTGCGTCATCTTCCCACGGTAAATCATCTTTTAATTCCGTTGTAGGAGTTGTCGCCGCATACTGTGGGGTTGTAACCGATGTTGTAGATACAGGTTGTGTTGGAGTTTTAGTTGCCGCTAATTCAGCTACAACTGATTCCTCATCCGGTGCCCCTGCTGATGGATTTAACCAATTTTCTAAAATACCTTTTAATTCTGCGTAAGATAATTCCTGATATAATTCAGTAATTTCTTTTTGTCCCTCCAATAGTTGTTGAACGGTTGTCGCATCTTCGTGCAGTTTAGAAACGGCGGGTTTTACTCTAATTGTTGTTGTTGGATATGATGTACCAGACTCTTCCGCTGCGGTAACTTCTAATACAATATCTCTACCACTGATTGGATCAGTAACATCTCCATAATCAGGATCGGCTATGTAACCCAAAATATCCTGATAAACTGTTTTACCAAATCCCCAAAATTTAACACCCTCATTTTCTTTACCTCTAACAACGACTGGTGCGAATGTTCTTAATTTAGGCTCCATTTTCTTACCTGCTTTCCAATCATCAGTATCGCCTGTACGTTTAAGTTTGTCTGCAAACTCTACGATTGGGTCAGGTCTTCCAAATGAAATTGGTGACAAGTACGTTTTGTTGTTAATGTTGTAGTGAAAATACAATTCAATAAAAGGATTATCTTTATTAAATTTGTAGGGTACTAAACGGATTTGAGATTTACCGTTTGCTGGCTTCCAAATTGAGTCAGACTTTTTTGTGTTGTTTTGTAAAGAGCTAAATCTCTTTAATGCTAATGAAATGTCCATTAATTTTAAGTTTTAAATGTTAATAAATTGTTTTTAAGTTTTAAGGTTATATTGCAATATTCCTACTAATAAATATAACCTTTTTGCTTTTGTTATATCAAATATACGTTATTTATTTGATATTAACAAATTTATTTTGCCCACTTGCCTCTTTGTACTATTTGAGCAATTATGCCATATACGGAGATATCTTCGTATGTGTCCTGTATTGATTCACCTACTTCATCAGGTTGACCTAATACTATCAATTGTTTTAATCGTTGTACTTTATCATTAAGTCTGAACCATAATCCAGTTAGGGATAACTTAACATCATCTTTACTTTCTAATGAAGTTCCTACTGAAATGTTCCCAGGTCCGTAGTTTCTTTGTTTCTTACAAAAGGTGACATACATTTCATCTAAAATGTTTTTGAATTCTTCGCACGTTTGTGGATAGGTTTCTTCGCAATATTCAATTGCGGTTTGTTCTTTCTGTTCTTTCATAACTGTTTATTTGGTTTTTCACTTTGTTTTTTTAATTTATTTTTCAATTTTACACATAAGGCACACATTTCATATTCTTCATATTTTAGTAAAGTTTGTAGGTTTTGCTCTATTAAATTTTCAAATTGAGAACTTTCGATAGATAGGGTTATGTAGAATGCATTTTTTAGTACAATTTCTGCAAAATCAACAACCGGTTTTTTGTATTTGATACCATAATCTATACCATAGATAATTGCTTTTGATATTTCTATTTCGTTTTTTTCGAATATATCAACGTCTTTATCGGTATGTAATTGAATTGGAGTAAATTTGTATTTTGGCATAAACCAAATATACGAATAATATTTTGAAATTACAAATTTTGAGTATTAATAGTTTTGAACACTTTTGTAGATATCATTCTGTATCCAGTATTTGAAGTAGTTAGTATACAATTGGTAAAATCATCCCAATCTATTTGAAATGAAGTATCAATTTGACCGCCTGTTTTTGATTTAATAACTTCGTTTAAGGCGTTTATAGTGTATATAGTGTTAGATTGTTTTTTTCTATGAACAAGTATAGTTTTCCATTCAGAATCAATTGGTGCAGAACCTTTTTCTACATTAAAAGTTATATACAATTCGTCATCATTTATCTTGCTCTGCAAAACAAAGATATTGTTATTCTGCAATATATAGTTTTTTAGTATAAAATCTAAAGAATTATCTATTTGACCTTTTGTTGTAAACAGACACAATAGTTGTGTATTCATTTTAATGTAGCTTATTTAGTGTAATCTTAAATAAGTATAAAATTTTAATTCAAAGGTGTTTTTTTGAATACTATTTTTTAGGTGCATTATGGAATCTACCCGCTCCAGCGTTTCCACTCCTGCCACCATCTCCCCATGTCCCAACATTAAATTCAGATTTAATATAGGCTAAAATATTAACACCATCAGATGAATCTATTTTAATATCTTTATTTTTAACTAATTGAGTACCACCCCTATCATCTGATTGTGATAATATACTATCATTACTAAAATCCTGAATATCTACGTTTGTATTATATACATCGTGTGCCAATTTATTGTATAAATAATAACTTTCCAATCTCATACGAATTTTTTTCATAGTTTCTGCCGAAGCATCTATGTTCTTTTTAGTTCTTTGAAGTTCTATTTGAGCAAGTGCTTTACCAACAGATACCCATCCTCTGTTTGGTTCTGTAAGAGCATCTTCTATGGTAGTGATATAATCGCCACTTACTCCCAATTCTCTAACAGTATCTATTAGATTACTGCGATATTTGGTTTGGTATTCAGTATGCGATTCAATTGGTTCATCCAATTTCATACGGTATATATCATCGTGCGATTTGGATAATTCTATAATAGATGTCTTTTTAGTACCGTCTTTATCATTTTTATAAGTAGATTTTTCGGCTTTAGATGTTAAGGCACTAGGTGCTCCTACTCCTTTTTTAACACTCCTCCCATCCAATGTTACAATCCTCCTCTCACCTACACCATTTGTATTAATAGTAAGTACATCAACCGTTTGCAATGTTGTACTTTCCGGTAATAAAGCACATGCGCCATTTTCAGTACCATTACCACCGCCATGCATAGCTACAATAGCCGCGTATACTTCTGCATAGTTTGCCCAAGATTCTCTTAATGATGGCTCTCCTTCATCATTTGCAATTGAAGACATTACTGCGTTTAAATCTTTAAACCATTCTTGTGGGGATTCGTTTGGATTTCTTTCTGCAAAGGTATCAATTGAATCTATAATATTTGTAACCCGTTCCTCATTAGTACCACTTTTGTTAGCCAATTCTCTCAATCTAGTTGCCATCCCAGTTAATGCACCTCTGATAACAATAACTCTATTTTCAGGAGTATCAGGTGTTACACCCTCATCCATATCAATAAATTTCAAATCACGCTTTTCAATTGCTCTGGAATAATCATCCATATTACGATTATTTCTCTCTCTTAATTTTAATTCTGTTTCTGATATATTAGGGTCATTTAAATCTAATCGTGTAAGTTTAGTATCACCAAAGTTTATTGAAGTTACTATATCGTTTTCATTCTTAACAACCGATGTCCATTCGTTTCCATCTTTACCCATAATTAACTTAACCTTACCATCTTCACCAGTAAATGTTTGGTTTGGAGTTGTTAGTTTTGTACCAAACGTAGATGCGGACATTTGTGATAACCCAGCCTTTTCGGTAAATTTTCTAAATGCAGCAAGCGTAGGTGTGCCACCACTTCTACTACCGATTTCAATCTTAGCCCTTTTATTTCCTTTAAAATTATTAGGTTCTTTTGCAATATAAAATTTGGCAGAATTTGGATTGTTTACGGTTGGTTCTGCAATTCTAATAAATTGGTATAAGAACGCCTTTTCATCATCACCCAATGATTCACCATTAAACATTTTATCAATTAATGATTTTGTTTTTTTATGAGAATCCGCGTTTGGATTATTTGGTGCATTTGCAAATTTATCTAACTGATTAAGTATTGCGTTTGCCCCTGCTTTTACCGAATCTTTCCCCTTTATAGTATTGGATGTATCTGGTATTCCATCTAAAAATGAATCCAAACTTAAAGTCTCACCAGCATCGGTATCCTTTTCAGTTGGTTTGTCAAAAATATTTGGTGTAGGTTCTGGTTTTATTTCCCCATCACCCTTTGCCTTATCTATTTCAGCAGGTGTTGGTTTTAGGTGCGTATCCGGGTTAAAAGTTTTAACCGTATATATATTTCCTGTTTTTTTGTTTTTTACAATATCATCCTCTTTTAATAAAGTGAACCATTGAGTTGCTTTTTGAGCAAGTGCAGTTGGTGATGATATATTATGTTCTTTCAGTATCTCAATCAGTTCATTTACCTGATGTGGTTTAGTAAGATCAATTATACCCTCCGGAATTCTATAACTTAATTCTGATAATATTTCTTCAAAATTTGGAATCATTTGTTTTTATTATTTACTTCCACCACTTTGGGAATACTTTGCGATTATATCTTTAGCGTATTTGTTACCAGGATTACCACTAATTGCGGTCATTAAATCCATTGGTTTTAACTTTTTAGATTTTAAATCTTTTGAAATAGAAGCCAAATTTACACCATTTGTATCTGCCCAACCTGCCACTGCAGTTGTTCTTATACCAGTCCTAGCTGCGATTGCATTAACTGTATCCATACCATCAGGTTTAGCAGATGCTCCACCTGCTTTACCAAATACAGATGTACCTTTTACTTGCGATGCAGCCCCTGCGGTAGTGTTTTTACCTGCAACTTTCACTTTCGTATCAGGTCTTAATTTATGAGCCTTACTATATGTATCAAATGCTTTCTGTGTAGAAAATTCGATTTCTTTAATTAAATCTTTCAGTTTTATCATAATATTATCCTATATAGCAGTTTAATTCGTATTTGTTTCTCATACCATATACTTGAATATGTAATTGTTTTCTGGAATCTTTACCACCATATGATAATTCAATACTAAAGCTATTGGTCTTTCCTTCCGATGGTTTACGAGGTCCCATACCTATTTTTCTAAATGAATCATCATCGCTAACAGTATATCCGTTTTTCTCTGCGTACTCTTTAGCCGATTGAATTGCCGATGTATATGAATTGTGATATACATCATACTTTGCTTGAGCTTCGTTTACCGATTCACCTAATCTATCAATCATTCCACTTACAACTTTATTAGTTATTTTATGGTTATTATCATTAAAAGCTTTTAAAATTGCGTGATATATATTTGTACCACCTTTAACATTTTTTTTCTCTATTTTTAGTTTTTTACCATTTTTTAATGTTACTAAAATATAGTGTGGGTTTACAAATTCATCCCAATCTTTGTAGATGGGTGCATCTTCGTTTACTGATTCGTATTTAATCATATCGGGGTCAAACTTGTCAAAATTCTTCTTTGCCCATTTAACGGCATCTTCATAAGAATTAAATTTAATCCTATCTTGCTTAAATCCCTTTTTCTTATTTAGAAAATCAATATAAACTTTATCTTCGTTTACTGATTCTTTTATAGGATTCATCTTCTCATCCGATACCCAATATGCGACACCGCCACCGATTGAATGTTGGAACATCTTTTCCATTTTTTCAGCGTATTTCTTAGCATCATTATATGAATTAAATACTTTTGGTTTATCGGTTGAACTAAATGATTTTTGGTCAAATTCCTTTTCCAACCCCTTACCCTGTCCCCTACCTCTATTGTAGGTTACATAGTATTTGCCTTCTGATAAACTCTCATCCATATGTTCTAAACCATATTTCATAATAGTTTTATCATCTAACATCTTACCATTAAGAGTAAACATACGTTTACCTTTGTAATAAACTGACCAATTACCTTGTGGGGTTGCATCGACAGTGATATTCTTTAAATCCTTTATACTTCTATCATTAACCTGAATAGCATCTAAGAATTTTTCTGCTTTAGGGTCTAATGCTTCGTTTACTGATTCTTTTATTTTACTTACAAAATCTGCTACAACATCATTAACTGTCTTTTGTATCAATTGTAAGTATTTTGGGTCATCTTCGGTTCGTACTCTTACTGCGGTCTTACCTTCCGGTGTTAGTTTTAATGCTACTTTTCCATCGGCGTGTACTAATTTATAGTGTCTAACATGTAATGTATAGTTTTTAAGTTTTTCTGCCATTTTTAAACCAACAGATACATCTGCATGACCTAATTTTTGTGCCGGTAAACTAGATGCGGGGGTTGTACTAATAATATAATCCGGTGATTTGAATTTTACTTCGTTTAATAAATCTTTTAACTTTATCATTATTTTATTTTACTTAAATTTTTTAGTATTGAGTTTACTTCACTATTATCAAAATTATATTCAGATGTTATTTGTGACCTACTTATATTTTTCCATATAGGAGTTCCGTTTATAGTGATATCGGATAGTATATCGTTTTTACTTCTACATCCGTTATAATCACAATATTTTCCGTTATACAAAATACAAACATGAACCATAGCTTTTGTTTCCGGCTCTATTATAGCTATATACTTACCCCTATTTTCTAAATACTTATTTAGTGCATCAGCAAATGTATAACATCCTCCACTCATATACCAATCTGTCCAATTAGTATCCTTTCTATATTGTTCCAATGTATCATCTAAATCCGATACACTCATAACACTCTCGTTTAGTATATCTTTTAACTTTATCATTGTTGGTAATTGCGTGTTTATCCTGTATAAATATATATTTTTATTTAATTACTTTCAAATTATCATAATTAATTCCCTCATAAGAACGTATTGGAAACCCACCCCTTTCCATTCCAATTGGTAATTCACTTAACACCCAATCTCTCTCTTCGGGATGAGTATCTATAAGAAATGCATCATAGGTGTATAATATCAATTTTGACCGTTTCCCTACCAAAGTGTTTAGGATATCTTCAATCTTTAAGTAATTAATTTCAGTTTCTAATGCCTGTAATAGGTAATTAAATACTTTTTGTTCAGTCGGGTTTTCAATTTTTGAGTGGTGTATTTCTCTCTTATATAGAGGAGTCGTTAAACAACCCGAAATTACAAACTTTTGGTATATCTCACTAATATACACTTCTACCTTTTGAAAAAATGGTATCCCCCTCGCCAAATCATCTAAACCCCCATATAGATACCGAAATGTTAGCCCTTTGGCAGTTTCATAATCCGTACCGTAAAGGTTTGCGAGGTGTTGATGGGCAGTTTCTCCTTTTGGAAACTCATAACCTATTAACCCCGCAATTAAACGAATGTGGTATGATTCATAATCAAATTGAATTAATGTACCTTCCTCAAAACGGGATATGATGGAGGAGCGGATACCATCGGATTTATTTAACGCAGACCAGTTTACATTTAAGTGGTGGTTGGATGGACGAGATGTAGTGGTGTATGGATTGTACTTTGTATACACCAAACCGTTGTGGATGTACTGCTGCGGGAAATTAAAACTATCAATAAATTTTGCTTCTTCGACCCGAACCCCCGCCCCTTCGATTCTTCCTAACTGTGTTATTGAATGTGAATACCTTCTATACCAACTTTTTATATCATCTATCAATGGTATAGTTTTTAATATACTGTACCATTTCATTAAAGGTATACAATCATTCAATTCTGCGTAGTTTGTTCTGTACCCATTATAAACCTCTCTAAAGAACTCTTTAGGTGAAAAGGTAATTCCGTAGTGTTCGAAGTAGATATACTCGTAGTCGTATCCTTTAGTACCTATATAACGATTTCCCAATACTAATGTATTCTCATTACATAACTCACTGATATTAAAGGGTTTAACTCTATTTGCATCGATGTGTTGGAAATTTAAAATATATTCAGTATCTTTGGTACGTATGTATACAAAAGAAATAGGAAATCCCAATTCGTGTCCGATGTTAGAACTCCAAATTGGGATTACCAGTTTAGTATCAATTGGGTTAATTAATTTAACATCTTCTTCTTTCTCTATAATGAACATATAGTTCAAATATACAAAAAAAAATTGATATTACAAAATTATTCTCCCCAATGTTTTGTTTTTAATTCATAAATATCAATTACCTCTCTTTTCATTTGAGTACCTGGATTAAAATACGCTCCTTTTTTTAAATACCCACTCAAAAAGTTTCTTCTCATTCGTGTAGTATCTCCGTTTGGCTCTGAACCGTGTACTACGTGTGAATGTAATAATGCTACTTGTCCTTTTCTTAAATATCCTTCAATTTTTTTGAAATCATGTCCTTCCGGCATAACACAACTTTTACCTCTCTCACTTCTCCAATTACCGGTATTTGTTGCTTTACGTTCTTCATTATCTTCAATAGGTAATGTATTCAATCGGTGAGAACCTTCGTAATTCCACACTGCCCCATTTTCAGGGTCGTGATTATCTAATGCTAATGCAGTGTTAATGATTTCATTATGTCCACATCCTGTATAAAATGCGTTTTGATGTTGATCTCTTCCTAATTCACCTTTTGGTTTGTAATATGCCCACGTTTGCATACCAACTATGTCCGAATCCATTAGATATTCACACGCTTCAATCATTTTTGGATGTACGAATAGTTTTTCTAATTTTGCAGAGAGTTTATGCGGGTACATAAATGGTTCAAATTCTGTCCATTTTTCTGGTTCGTTTACATTTCTTTCTAACCTCAATCTATTCAATTCTTCATTGATTTCATCAACTTCATCTTCTGTTAGTAATTCTAGTACAGTGAACCCCCTGTATCTCCAATCAAAGGTCATTTGTTGTCTTTCCTCAACGGATAAATGTTTGTATTCTTTCATAACTAATTTGTTTTATATATATATATATTATTTATAAAATTGTAAAATATTTGGTAAATATAATCCAATATTTTTTACAGTAGATGCTGCAGTTTGTAATGCGTATTTATTAGATTTTATAACACCAACATCTTCTATCTCGCCATTATCTTTATATACTGTATCAATTGGTCCAATTATTCTCCATTTTAAATCTGCAACTTTCCAAAATACATTTGATCCCAATATATCATATACTTCAACTGATATTTCAAAAACAAATCCATTTACATCATTTGCTTTTTGACAAAAATATCTTCGTATAAACCCAATTTCATAATCATTTGGAGTTGGTGATGGGACTATCGTTTGTGGTATTTGTATTGTGAATAATCCCAAATTGTTTGCTATATCCTTATACATTATTTGTTCTTTTTATTTATTCTAAATCCTGCTTCTAGTGTGGTTGTCCAACCTTCGTTTGATATATTATGCTTTGTGTTTGTTATTTGAAACACTCCTATTTGATTATATATTTCCGGAACACCAACTATGTTAAAATATTCTCCACAACTAAATCCACTTATACCATCAATTGCGATGGTTACATCTATTGGAGTTAAGGTATTACCACTCGCTTCTTCGTTTATTTTCAATTTATTTACTATCAATTCTCTATCAGTAAATACTAATGTTTTAATACCGGATGGTAGTATGAACTTAATAGATTTATCTTCAATTATTTCAGTAAAATCTACGGCTTCGTTTTCTTCTGCTTTTGTATCCGTATTAGATTGTATCTGGCTAGTATCAACCGCTTCTTGCAATGTTTTTTTAATAGCTTCTAAGTCAATCATATTTATAGAATAAAATCCATCCGCATTTGAAAACATTGAGTAATCAACACTTTGATAAACATCTGCCGATAATTGTATTTCCTTTCCTTCGGTTTTAGCTCCTGTTTTAGCATAATTTGATAAAAACCTCTGTGAGTTGAATACCGTTCTACCTGCAACCAAATTACTCATTTCAAAATTAAAAGTAAAATCTTTAACATTTGAGTTTATAGTAGTAGGTTTAAATTTATATAAGTTTTCCTCTGTAATTTGTATTGTATTTGTTGATTTGAAATCTATTACAGTCGCAGTACTTCTTTCTGCTTGTGGGGCATATATCAATCTAAAAAGTCCATATGAGTTTGAATTCACAACTGATAGTATTCCATTTAAAAAATCTGCTCTCGTATATGATTTTCTCCATATTTCAACTAATACTTTATACTTTATAAAAATATTTAAAGCATTTCCACACCTTTCATCGCCATTGGTTGGATTTATTATTATTGAAGTACCGTTTTCTACTGCAAGTTTAACTACTTTTGATTCTATTACTGAATACCCATTTATAGTACCATCATCGGTTATATTTGATATTTCAATATTATCTTGTGGTTTAGCATCTACTGCGGTTGATGGTTTGATTTTTGCAACAAACTTTGGAAGTGTTTTGTTTGGAAATAAAACATCTTCGGATGATGATATTATATCTTTATGAATTCGTATTGGAATAATTTCAGTATCAACATCATCTATTTTATATTTTGGCATTGTAAACTCAAATGTATTTTTATCAATATTACCATCTATTATAGAATAATTCATTAACTCTTTCAATATGAACCTTAATGAAACATATTGATCGGAATTTGCAGTTTCATCTTTTTTTGTAATATTTAATTTATTCCAATTAAAAAAATCATGCTCCCATTTAGTTTTATCAAGTTTTAAAACCGATTTATCCAATTTTAAATCTGCAGAAAGTTGTGAAACCCATTGTTCAAAAGTAGTTGCCTTTTCTTTTGATTTTGATGCAATACTAGATTTATCATTTGATATGTTTGTAGGTATAGCGAGTGTCATCTGATTTCCTTGAGAAATTTCCAATGATACGGTATATGTGCCATCTTTATCTATTGCAAAATTATAATCTGTAATCTTTCCTGCAACTAAATCATATGTACCCTTTGCTCTTTCAATTTTTGATAGATAATCTTTTAAAGATTTAGTATTTACCCTATAATAATCGGAAAAAGTTTGAACAAATGTGTTATAATCCGTCTTATCTATCAATGCTTCCGATGATTTTGTAAATGATTTTAATTCATTTTTTCCGGATTGTTCGTATTTTTTTCTATCCAATGTATTATTACCATATTCCAATAATACATTCATACCTGGTTTACAAAAAAACAATTCAAACATTTCAAACTGTTTAAGTGTAAAACACCTAACACTAACTGTTGCAGTTTTTAAAGTATTATTAGCACCATCGGTATCAATATCAACGGATTCTATAATAGGAGTTGATGCCCTTCTATTAGTTTCACCTTCAACCTTTATGGGCTTCCCGTTAAAATCAATACCAACTATTGTTTCATTTTGTTGGTAGTTTAATGCGACATCTATATTATTTTTTATAATACATCCATAATATTCAGTTGTGCCCGAAGTACCTCCTATTATTTTTTTTAAAGTTTCTACTTTTTCTTCTGCATTTTCTGATTTTTGTGAAGCCTTTACCACTTTTGCACCGGAAGTAAGTACTATCCACGGCATTTTAAGAGCAGTATCGGTTGGGTGTTGCTCTCTTTCTTCAAGAACCGATTTCATCCAACCTTTAATTGGTGCTAAATACGGAAATGCCATAACTTATCTGTTTATTTTTTGTAAATCGTTTAATATTGTATTAGTATCAGATGGTATTCTCAATTGAATACCTGCTTCAACATAGAATGTAGCATCATTTATATTATTTGCAGTTGCAATTACCCACCAAAGAGTTGTATCACCATAGTATTTATTTGCCAATAAGTCTAATCTATCACCCTGCTCTGAAATAATATATAAATCATTGTTGTTTGGTTTTATTTTAGGATATATGGTTGATTCCAAATAGTTTTGTTTGGTTTCCTTAACTTTTAATATCTCATTATATATGTATCTACTTGCCATTATCTATATATTATATTAAATTAACGTTTTTTAACGTTTTTGGTGTGGAAAATGGAGTATTGGTTTGTGATATTTTAATTGATTTAGCTTTGTTTGTTTCCGTTATTCCATCATAACCGTACCCATCGAAATCGTATCTATATCTAGTTACCGTATCTTTTACTTCCGTAGTATGATTTTCTATAATTTTCATACCAAATGATACATTTATTAGACTAGGATATATAGTATCGTCTCCAATGGTTGCGAAACCTACATCTTCCATATTAGGATTTACATTTGACCATGATACAGTTTCTTCTATATTGAATGATAAACTTTCAACATATCCTAACACATTGTTATATAACCCACTAATACCCATATATACTAAATTTGGTGAAAATGCTAAAGTTGTTTCAGAATCATTATATTTGATAGTAGATACTTCATCGTATGGAAATGCCAATGATTTTAAATAATTTATTTTTTTAATCATAACATCTCTTTCACTAATTGTTGTATAGTATAATTTTAAATCAAATTTTATACTCCTTTCTACCCCACCATATCTATAAATATTAAACGGTGAACCTATGTATTTAAAAGCACTCCATTCAGGTGTAATATCTTCGGATATGCCCGATATAGTTCCAACAAACGGTACAATTTCATTTTTTCCATATTTTTTAAAAGTCACATACACATTTCCAGCGTTTTTATTAGCGGAAATTTCATTTGAATATTCTTTTGTATCTTTAAAATGTGATTTATTTAAAATATTGGTATTTACATTATCCCACGTTGGAAGTGTAGAACCTTTTCTTAACTTTAATAAACCTTTATCTCCCTCAATAACCTTTTTAGTTATTCGATCAATTTCATAAGTACGATAGTATTGACTAAACTTTTTATCTTCGGTTTTTACACCAGTAGATTCTCCGTTTTTGGTAAGCATTGCACCATACGTTTCATCTCCTCTCTTTTTTAATAAATTATTTTTATAGTTTTTTAAATCTTCGAATCCCTTTTTACTACCAAATTTGTTTATTGCCCCTATTGCTAAATTTGCACCAATACCTTCGGTTGTAGATGCTCCCTGTGTTATTTTCGCGATGACCGATGCTGGAGATGGGTTATCTTTTATAAAATAGTTAGTATTAGCTTCAATTACATTTTGTAATCCAGCTCTAGTTTTACCTAATGAAATTGGTTTTGAAAATGGAGTATTATTACTAAATATAGTATCCGATGGTCTATTTGCAGAACCTTTAAGAACTCCACTTACCTGATTACCTATTAGGTCTGCTATTGTATTTGGTGATGATAGTAGTAATGCTGCACCTCTAGGTGGGTTAATCAATCCCCTACTATTTATACGGATATTATCAACTTTTCCGTAAATATCTGATTGATTGGTTTTGAATAAATCTAAAATTGTTGCCATTTATAGTTAGTATCTTTACTATAAATATCTTTTATTAAAATTTATATAATACTACCCATTATTTTTTAGTAGTTGAGATACCTGGGCCTGTGCTTTTTGTATTTTCTGTGTATTTGTTATATGAATATGCTACCTTTTTGCCATCTATTTTTACCGAAACATCTCTACTACCCTGATAAGTTGCAACAGTTAAAGCCTCAATAGTTTTAGTTAGATTCATTATCGCTTTTGTATTTGTATTAAGAGTTGTAAGTTCTTTGGTTGTTGCGGCAGTGTTAATCATTGTTCGATTTGTTCTATCTACAACTCTTTCCAAATTACCACTCATATAAGTAAGTTTATCTTGCAAAAACTTTTCAGAGTTGGATATGGTAGTTGCAACTGATTTATTACCAGGAGTTGTTGCTCTTGCGTCAGCCTCTGCTTTTATAGTATCCGAATCTTTTCCAAGTAATCCAAAACTCAATCCACTTAATATACTACTACCTGCGTTTAAAATTTTATCACCGGTAGCTGCACTCTTATCTGCGTTAAATCCCTGAAATCCATCGTAAATTGCCATACCAATTGCCAATGGTGCAGCTACTTTACCTAATAGTTTACCACCAAATTTTGCAAATTTTCCAACCTTACCCATCATACCCGCGCCTTTACTTCCGGCTTTTGCCACATCATCTGCTACACTCGCAGGTGGTAACTTATTAGGTAAATATTGACCATTCGGCCCTCTTAGTTTACCAGTAGGGCTAGTCGATGTTGGTACTGTTGGTGCTCCTTTACCCATTAATTTTTTAGCGCCGGCAGGTAATAGGGATCCAATTGCGGCGGCACCTAAACCAAACAACATAGTTTCTAACCCAGTAAACAAACCTTTTAGCCCCTCTGTTTGTACTTTTTCAACTTCTAAGCCACCTCTACCTATCGGCTTTCCATCTTTACCAAGTACCGGCTTACCATCGATACTAGCTGGTAGATTATCTATTATGGCCTGCTGAACTGCCGCAGCTGCTTTTGCATCCTGTTTTATATTAAATGATGCCTGTGTAACTGATATATTTGCAGTTTGAATTGCCAACTCTCTTTGAGCCTGTTCGGTTGCAGATAAAAATTGTTGATTTCCTGCACCTACTGCACCTGCCTTTAATTCTCCACCACCTCTACCGGTTCTTGTTGCTATTTTTTGTGCGGAAGTTAAATCCATTCCACCTAATGCAGATTGGAGTTGTTGTTGTTGAAACATATCCATTTCGGCAGGGTTTAATCCTTGAGCTTTCAATGCCTTCATTGCACCTTCGGTATCACCTGATGCGAATTTAGCTCTAACTTCGGAAAGGTCTACGTTCTTACCTAACATAGCGGATAAACTCATTTCTGCTTTGATACTATCTTTATAGTTCAATACCATACTTTGTCCGGCTTTTGCAATTTCGTTGAATGAAACACCCATTGATTTTGCAAATACAACTTGCCTTGCCAATGCTGAACCCGATTTTATCTGATATCCTAGCATTTCTTTGGATGCCCCTGCCATTTCTTCCATCACACCACCCAAATTTACACCGGCTTTATCCGCCATTGCTCTAACACCTTCTTGTAGATTTAATGCGGTTTTTTCACTCACCCCATCCATTCTCATAAAGGAATCGTTAATACTCGCTATACCTTCCGCAGATTGACCGGTTCTGGCTGCCATAATTGCCATATCTGCACCAATTTTACCGGTTGGCATTCTACCGGTTTCATTTGCAGCGGCTTTCATACCATCCGCAATTGTTTGAGCAGATATTCCTGCTAATTCTAATTGCCCAGCACCGTATCCAACTGAACCTACTCCTTTACCAAATAGTGCCGTTTTTGATGCAGCTTGAAAAGAGGCTACCATCTGTTGCACTTGGAATACAAAATTACCTGCTGCCGTTTCTCCTGCAAATGCTCCTTTAATTTTATTATCAATTAAATCTATATTTTTTTGAGTTTCAATTAAATCTTTATCAAATCCTGCTACTAGTCCAACTTTATCACCAACTAATCCATAATTGTACGCCAATGCACCTAACGCGGCTCCTAATGCGAATAATGCAGTTGTTAATCCTTTACCACCGTTGGTTGCAGTTTTCATTACATCGGTCAATTCCCGCATACCTTGCACACCCGAACCACCTATTTGATCTAATGTCGTATTTACTCCTTCTAAAATCTTTTCGCTTCGTTTGGCAGCATTTGCAAAAGATTCCATTTCTGTTGTGGCTATTTGAAATGCTTTTGCTGTTTCTCTACCAGCTTTGGTGGATGTATCAATTGAATCTACTAATTTTTGGTAATTCTTATAAGAATCTATAATAGCTTTATTATATTCACTTTGAGTTTTTTCACCTTTGGATAACCCTACAACTGAATCTGCTATTGTTTTTTTGGTATCTTTATACGCTTCGGCGGCTTTTAGTATTGCCTTTTTATTACTATCGGTTAATTTTGTAGAATGTTCTATTAAATCTGCGGTGCTCCGTACGAATTCGTTTGTTTTTTTAAGATTTTTATTTATAAGATTATACGCATCGGATTGTTTTCCCAATGAATTGGTAATACTACTTAAAGAATTCTCATATTCATCTAAATCTCTAAGAGCTTTTATAGAAATCGCATCTATTTTAGTTGGCTTAGTCTTTGCCATATCAGTTTAATATCATTAAGTACCAATAACTTTATCTATTCGATCAGTTGGAAGACCGTTTGCTTCCAATGCCCGTTTCATAGCGATAAGACTATCGTCCATATCTTTATCCCATTTTGCCCACGCATCGGCTAATTCTGGATCCTTTTTTCTTATGTTTGCAATAAATCTATCTTCTTTTTTTTCGGCTTTTGCTTTAAAAAAAAGAGAAAGTAATTTATCTAATACTCCTTCTGATATAATTCGTTTTGGCATGAGGTTGTTATTATATTACTATTATAAGTATTATCTTCTTTTAGTTTTAGAAGAATTATTTGATTTTACCTTTTCTATGGTTTCGTTCTCTTCCGTTTTCGCCTTCAATAACTCTCTCCAATAAAACTCTCTTAATTTAGTTGGCATAAAATATACATCATTCCAAGTAAACCCACCGTTTGAGTGGTATATCATTTGAAATATTTTTTGATGTAAAACTACTGTGTAATTACTCGGTAGGATAAAAAAAGTCTACCCCAAAAGGTATACGAAGAGCCTCCGTTTCTCCGGTGAATGGTGATTCATATTCAAATTTTAAATCTAAATCAGGAGTTAATGTTGAAATATGCTTACGCAATGCTTTAGAATCTCCAGCTAACAATCGGTTTGATACAAAATTACTTATATGTCCAAAATCTCTATTACCATCAACTTCAACTATAATCCTACGGTATCGGGTTGTTATCTCATTACTCTGTTTTAAAGTCTTTTCACTTGCCTCAATATCTTTATTAATAGCAATTTCATCCCCATGCGTTAATAACTTAAATTTAATTGATGCTTTGGATTTAGGTAGAATGTAATCGTATTCATTTTTTCTATTTAACTGTGATTCGTCAATCTCTTTTATTTGTATTTTAGAAAGGTCTACCGTTACTTCAACAGGTGTACCCTCAATTGGGTCACTCACTGTTACTTGGTACTCTGGACCAAATGCTAACATCCTAGATGTAACCAATATTGCGTTCTTATCTCCAATTAACAAATCATTTATATTAACACCGGATTCTACTACAACTGATTCCAATAATTTATCCAAATGAATACCTTTTCTGATTAAGTTAGTCGAAGTTAGTATATCTTCTTCTTTGGCTGTCATCAATTTTATTGTAATTTCACCTTTTGAAAGTGGTGAGTTTTCTGGATAACACAACCCCTTTGATGGTAAACTAATAACTTCGGTTGGGAATGGGTAATTTTTTTGTGAATGAGTGGTATTTGCATTCAATCCTCTCGTAACTTGTTGTTCTATGTTTTCTTCCATAATATAATAACTAATAATTTATATATAAATATATACTTTTCAAAAAATAAAAAAAGGGATAACATTTCTGCATCCCTTCTATTGTAATGTATAATTTAACTATTAGTATTCTAAAATTGCGAAATCATAAGTTAAAGTTAATGAAATTGATAACGGGTCGTTTGAAGCCCAATCTAATTCACCAAAGTTTGCTTGTGAGATAAACGCTCCTTTTAATGTCCACTGCTCAACCTTATCACCCACCGGTCCTAATAAGTAAAATGTAATATCTTTCTTATAGAACGCAGCGTATCCATCTCTGCCTGTTAATGATTCGTGTGATGTTCTAATCCACTCCATTACTTGTTGTGCTCCAGATGGAACGATTGGGTCATATAATGTAATTTCTACATCATCCCAATTGGATTTACCTTTAATCTTCCTTCTTACGTTGATGTGGTCTAACTCAACGATTTCAGATGTGAAAGTCGGTCTGTTAGCAGTTTTTACCAAATATGATTCTATACCATCAATTTCCATTATGAACCTGTTTCCTAATTTTGGTTCAAAATTGGTATAGAACATTTTATCAAACTCTAATACTTCTGCCATTTTATTTTTTTATTTAATTGTTTCTTACTATAAGTATATTATTTTATTTTTTATGATCCAAAACTTGCACCAGTCGGTAAGATGTTAAAATCAATTTGAATAAATTCTGCCGTTTTAGTTGGTTGTAAGAAAATAGCTCCTCTTAGGATATTTCTATCTATTACATCCGGTGTATTATTGGATTCATCCATTACTACTCTAAATGCGTACAAACCTTGTCTTTGTTGGATTGATTCCAAATAAGGATTTACGATATTTAAGAACCTATTTCTAGTTGTAGATGTATTTTGTTCAAATACTAAATATCTAGAAGTAGATGCGATATACTTTCTTACAGTTAATAATAATCTTCTTACGTTGATTCTATCTAATGCAGATGGCTTATCTTGTAAGGTTTTCTGTCCAAATACTACAATTCCTTGTCCAGGAAACTGAACGATTGGGTTTACCTTTCCTTCATATAAGGTATCCTTTTCAGATTGAGTTAATCTATTCAATACACTAACTGCTCCTACTAATCCACCTCTATTCAAACCCGCTGGTGCGAACCATTCTGCTGCTACTCTATCGTTTGCCGCAAATACTCCAGGTAGTAATACTGATGGTGGTACTGATATTAATTTATTAGTGTTTAAATCTATTGTTTTAATCCAAGGGTAGTAAGTTGCAGCCATATTTGAATCAACTGCCCCTGCTTGGGTTACAACTTGCGATACGGAATCATTTTGTGATGTTGTATCCATTATATAGAAACAATCATCTCTCTGCTCAACTAAATCCAATATATCTGTTGCAACTGATGTGTGTAATCTTCTAATAACACCGGGTGCTACTATCATATTAATATCAAACTCGTCAGAATTAGATAATGCGGAAATTAGTTTGTTATATGCTACCGAACCACTTGAGGTTGAATTTGTCAAATCAAAACCTTGTGAGTTTCCTGCGTTAATATCAGCACCTTTATTGATTGGAGTTGCTGGTGAGTTACCATCAAATCCATTTTGGAATGCTACAACGAATTGTGCGGAAGTTGAACCTACTGATAATGAACCACCATTTGATGCATCTAATCCAAATACTGAATTAGAACCTACACCTGCTCCGGTTGGAATTGGTTTTAAGTAGATTATGTTATCAGTATTGTTATCTAAATCAATACCACCATATTGTGTTGCTGATGCACTTACAAATGATACAGATGGAATCGCAGAACCAATTAATGCTGATGCTGATATTGGTAAAGAGTATGCGGTGTGTCCGAATGGTACTGCTTGTACAGGAGCCGATTCGTTTAAGTTGGCAACTCTAACATATTTTGAATTATTAACCCAATCACCTGTTTCAGTTATTTTACCATCTAAATCAATTGATAATTTTCTATCACCAATTACTCTACTAATATAGTTTGGAGAATTAGGGTCTAAATTTACATTTGACCAAGTTTCTAATACATTCTTTTTCTTATTTGTATCAGCAAAATCTCTAACAACTAATGTGAATGTACCATAATCAGTACCATTTACACTACCCGCTGCTTTAATATTTGTAATACCAATTTTAATTTTAGTATTAGCAGTATTACCAACACCCAATGTTTCAAATTGGAAAAGGTCATATCTTTCACCGGAAATAGTTTGAGATTTAATCATTGGAGTTAATGCCTCTTGTGCATCAAATGTAAATAATTGATTTCCTAATACAGTTACACTTGCTGATGTTGCACTATTAAATACAATAGATGAGTTCTTAAAGAACCCATATACATATGGTTTTTTAGCTCCAGCTGCCGAAGTTCCAAATACAGATTCAATATCATCCGTATCAGATGCTTCCAAAGATGCAGATAATAATCCCGCATTTGAACCAGAAATTAAAAACTGACCAGATGAACCCGATGTTACCGTTGTTCCGGCAAATCCTGCGTTTGCACCTACTGATGTATTAAATAAGATACCCAATGATTGCGATACTGCGCCAGATATTGCAGTTAATAATATAGGGGCAGTTTCGGTGTATCCACCAATTCCTGCTACTCTACAAATAGTTGCAGTACCTGCTTCTCTTAAATAATTTTGTACCGCTAATGGGGTATAATATGTTCCATCAACTGCCCCAAAAAGGTTTTCAAATTCACTTTGAGTATTAACAATTGTAGGAACTACTGGCCCTTCTTTAAAAGGACCTATAAACGCTGCACCTATTTCAGCTACCCCTTGTTGTAAGAATGAAAGGTCATTTTCTTTTGTAAAAACACCAGGTGATACGATTTTTTCTGCCATTGTATTATTATTGTTTAATTTTTATTATCTCCATATAAATATAAACTTTTATTCCAAAACAACATTTTTATTACTTATATGTTGGTGAGAAATAGTCATATACTTGTCCTACTAATGCGGCTGTTTGTAATGTATTGTAGAATAATACTGCCCCAATCTGTCCATTCCAAAACGTTGTTCTTGCACTATTACTACCTATTGTTACATAGTTAGTAGATGATGGTGCAGTGAATGCTGATGCAGTGAACGTTCCTACTGATGTTTTATCTACATAAACCGTTACAGTTCCAGATGGTTGGAAAGTTGCTGAAATCATATACCAAACGTTTGATGGTAATGAAGTTGTTAATTGTGCACTATTACCTAATGTACTACCATAGAATTTTACTCTATTTAAAGTAGAACTATCAGATGATTCAATTGCTATACCATAAAACCCACCATAGTCAAAAATATGTCTTGTAGTTGTACCTAATGTTGTTGTAGGTCTAATCCATAAATGAATAGTTCCGGTGTTAGTATTGAATTGAGAAATACCACCATTGATATTAGATGCAGTATCTTTATAGAATAAATCACCACCATCAAAAGAATAATATCTTTCTTTTCTACTTGCACCATTATTGTATGATGGATTTGAACTTGCTAATGATAGAGGTGCCTGTGCTCCAGGTCTAACACCTGTTCCATATCCACTCATATCCAATACATCCACCGATGGTGTTCCCGTTGATGGTAGTGTTAATGATGCAAATGATGCAGTTTTGGCAGGTTCTAAATACATTCTTAATCCAGAAGATGGAATATAAGGTTGGGTTGCTGTTCCTTTATTATGTGATATTGTACCATTTGCCAAATACACATCGGCATTTTCTACATTTATAGTTACAATTTCAATATCATCAATTACTTGTGCTATATCATATACTTCAATTTCTTCTACACCACCTTCTTCGGTAAATTTAACAATTAAATCACCAGGAAATATGTTTTCTACATTTTTGAAATGATATTTTTGAATTTCATTATCAAATACCCATAGTGGGTGTGTTCCGGTTGATTGAATCAAACCATCATTTATATTGTAATATCCACTTGCAAAGTTAAATACTAAATTTTCAACTACTACTTCGGTATAAGAACCTGAATTACTTTCTAATTGATAAAATCTCCAATCTACATTTTCAGAATCTAATGGTTGTGATTCATCGGGTAATCCTGCTGGCACCCATGCTTTAATTACATCTCCAACATTTAAATCTTCAACATTGATATCACTACCATTTGATAATTTTACTTTTGTACCAAATAATAAACAAAAATCAGGTTGGTTTATTGTATTATAAACATCTACTGCGTATAAAGTCTTTGTAGTTAATATACCATAATTTGTTGCATTCAAATTATATCCATCTGCATATTGCATAGATAAAATAGAACTAGCTTCCGAATAGTTTGCAGCTGCAACTGCCGCAGGTGTTAATGGAATTATGGTTGGTCCTGTTCCAAATGTTCTAGTTCCTGCCGTAAAGTTTGCATTACCAAATGAACAAGTATAATTGTTTGTAACTTGTTGGACTTTAGAATAAAAAAGTGAACCAGTTGTTGTAAATGAAAATTGTGCGTTTTCAGCAGTACTTTCAACTATATATGTAAATGTTGGAACTGTTACAGTAATGGCATCTGTTGCGAATGATGTAAATGCACTATTTGCAGCATTACCACCCAATCCACCGATTGAAACTGCTTGAGTTGTTCTTGCCGAACCACTTACTGCTCTGTATAAATTTCCTAAAGATAAATTAGTTCTTGCCATTATTTATGTGTTATTCTTCGTTATAAATATCTAAAAGTTTTCCTTTCCATCCATCTTTGTTTGAAAAGTTTTTAATCATCCAATCTTTTAGTTTTTGAAATTCCTTTTTACGGGTTTCATAATCATCGTTACAAATCGTTTCGTAGGTCTCTCTAAACGATACCGCATCACTCGCTTTGTATTTATAATCAAGTGGTACGTGCCATTTTTCATGTAGTATTGGAAGTTTTCCCCAATCCACTGCTTCAAAAATCCCATATCCAAATGGTTCATATTCAAAACAAGAGTGAGATATTCCCCAATCAAGTCCATAGAACCTTTCTTTATATTTGTAATCAAATTTGTAAACTTTTGATTTTTCAAATTTGTATCCATATTTCTTTTTATAGTATTTGTTGAATGTTTCTGAATTGGTAGAAATATATCCACCTAATCCATCCATATATTCAACATTCTTTCTACCTTCCACTCTCGCTGCGTATCCTAATTCAGTTGAGTTTGAAAGTTCTTTGTTTTGTGTAAATGTATAATTATTTGGAATATGATGTAAATTTTCAGTTTTATATGGAAAATGATACAATCCTACCCAAACTTTATTTTTAATTTTATCAATCATTTCTGATTCATATTCCCAATTTCCGTACCAATGTAGATATTCATCTTTATCTTGCTGCGCCATTAAAGACACTTTGGTTAAATTATGAAAAACTATTGAATCAATCTTTTCTAAATATTGATGAATAGCTCTGGTTGGAGTATAATGACCATGAAGAATATGTATCCTTCTTGCACCTTCAAATATTTTTAATATTTCATCTTCCGATGTTTCCCAAATGTGGTCAATTTCAATTGGAAACTCTTCATAATTATCAGGCTTTTTTCTATGAAATAATAGAAGAGGTTTTACCTTCAATTCAGGCGATACCTCTTCTATCCAATGTGATACCCACATATCCGCACCACTATTGAACCAGGGCCCTCCAGCGGTCGTATAATACACATCATACATATTATAAACCTCTATTTACAGAATTATTTAGATCTATTCTTAATTGCTCTATTTGTAATTGTTGTTCTTTAATACCTTCAATTAGTAATGCAACTAACTTATCGTATTTAACTGCTTTGTATCCGTTTTCACGAGTTTGAACTAATTGTGGAAGAACTGCTTCAATTTCTTGTGCAATTACACCCACATCATTTCCTTCATATCCGTGCTCAATTTTATTCTCTTCTTTCCAATCGTAAGTATTACCACTAATCTTTCTAATTTTGTCTAATGCGTTTTGGATTGGAACGATATTTTCTTTGAAACGAATATCCGAAGATGAGAATGCTACAATATCATTAGTTGCATCAATTCTGCCTGTGGTAGCTGATGCCGCCATACCAATACCCAATGAGTTAAATTGTACGTTTGAAGCAGTTGTACCACCTGTTGTAGCTGATAATGTAATTTGAGAACTACCACTAACCAAAGTTGGTAGTGAACTTATTCCACTAAAAGTTATTTGTGATGAACCAGATACAATACTTCTACCCTTAGTTTCGTAAGATGAAGTTGCAGTATTTAAATTACTTACCGAAGTGTTTAAACTTGCAGTTGTAGTATTTAAATTCGTAATAGAAGTATTTTGACTTGTATTCGTAGTATCATTTGAACCTGTGTAAGTATTTAATGAACTCAATATACCAATTACCTGCGAAGACCCACTTACTGTACCAGCTGGTAAGTTTGCGGTAAGTTGTGAAGAACCACTTATTACGCCATTGGTTGCATTTATTACTCCATTAAATGAAGTTGCAGTTGATGTTCCTATTGTTGTAATTGAACCACTTATTTGAACTGAACCTGTAAATTCATGCGTATCATTGCCAAAGTCACCGAATTTATTTGAACCACTACTAAATAAAACACTTGCAGTTTGATTAACTGTTGTTAAATTAACAACAGTTAAATCCGTAATCGTAGTTCCACTTAATTGCGATGAACCACTAATAATTCCGGCTGGTATAGAAGATATATTTGCGTATGTAATTTGAGAAGAACCCGAAACTACACCATCTGTATTCATTTTAGTTTTAATCGTTGTATCAATTGAACTTGTAAATGAATTTAAATTTGTTACGGATACATTAGCCGAACCGGTTGCTGCTTCCAATGCAGTTAATGTTGTTAAATTAAGTTCTTTTACAACAGTTGTTCCTGCTACAAATTTAATTGAACCGGTTGAAATATAAAGGTCTTTCCAAATTTTAGTTGCAGACCCTAAATCAAATGCGTTTGTAGTTTGTGGAATAAGTGAAGAACTTAAAGATGCTATAACATTTACAGTATCAGCAGATGCATCACCAATTGTGATAGCCCCACCTAATGTTAAATTTCCTGCAATGTTTGCGTTTCCGGTAATATCCAATCCTGAACCAGATATTGCTCCAAAGTTTCCGGTACTTCCTGTACCTCCTGCGGATAATACGATATCACCACTCGTTCCACCAATTAATAGAGTTCCTAATGTAGTATTTACATATGGTTCTCCAAATGCTAACGAACCTGATTGTTGTGCGGTTGTCCCACGTCTAAATTTAAGTGCCATCTAGTTTACCTTTTTTTTAGTACGTTAATAAAATTATTATTGTATGTTTATAAATATCTACTTATTTTCCAATCTGTCAATTTTTGCTGATAATTCTTTAATTGCTTCTACTAATAATGGAATAATTTTTTCGTATTGTACTGCTTTATACCCATTATCTCTATTTGTTACAATTTGTGGTAATACCGCTTCAATTTCTTGTGCAATTACTCCAATATCATTTCCTTTGTGAGAATGTATTTCATCAAATCCCGCTTTCCAATTATATGTGTTACCACTAATTGATTTAACTTTTTCTAATGCGTGTAGGATTGGGTGTATATTTTCTTTTAAACGGATATCGGATGAGTAAAATGCTGTGATATCTGCGGTTGCTCTAATTTCACCTGCTACTGTTGATGCTGCCGTTCCAACTCCAATTGAATTGAATTGATAATCACCAGATGAACCACTATGAATAGTAGAACCTCCTAATATTTGAATTGAACCACTAACTACTCCCGTAGGTAGCAATGGAACTATTTGAGATGAACCACTAACTACTCCAGTAGGTAGCAATGGAACTATTTGAGATGAACCACTAACTATGCCTCTACCGTTTGTTTCATATGAAGATGTTGCCGCTTCTAAATTATTTAATCTACTATTTGCAGATGATGAAAATGTATTTATAGAAGCGGTATGTTGATTTATTATAGTAAGTTGAGCTGCTAAACCTCCTCCTATCGAAATAGATGCCGTATATTCCAAATCATCTAATCTAAATTCAACAGAGTTTGAATATGCGGTAAATGTAGAACCAGTCCACGTATTAAGTGAAGCAGTTGCTATATTTAAACTTGCCGTAGTTTGATTTACACTTGCAGTATAATTACCTAATGTAGTATTTTGTATTAATTGTGAACTTGTAAAACTATTTATGTTTGTTATTGAAGTATTTAAACTCCCAGTTGTAGTATTAATGTTTGTAATAGAAATATCAACCGATGCCGATTTTGATTCTAAATTTGTAAATCTAACTAATGCAGATGCAGTAAATGTATTGATATTAGAAACTGATGTATTTAAACTCGCAGTTGTAGTATTAATATTAGAAACTGATATGTTTAGACTTGATGTTGTTAATTCTAAATTATTTAATCTACTATTTATAGAAGCAGTAAATGCGTTTAAATCCCCCAATTGTGTTGATGATGATATAACATTATCACCGCCGGCTCTTAATAATTTACTTTCGTTTCCTAATGTTCCACCTTTCCAATAATCTAATGTTGAATCCCATAATAAAGAACCAGAAGTAGTAGAACCACCGGTTGCATCTTTAGCATAAATTCCAGCCGTAGTTTGTGAACCACCGAAATTTAATTCAATTATATTATCTCCAATATTAAGAGTTGTTGAATCAATTGTGGTTTGTGTTCCTTGCACTACTAAATTTCCTTTAATAGTAGTAGTAGATGAAACACCAGAACCACTAACAGTTATTGCATCTTTTAAAGATGATGAATACCCATTTAATTCCGCTATTGATATAGTATTTGCCGAAGCAGTTAAAATCAATGAACCGGTTATAGTTGCTAATGCAGTATTTTGTGTTAATTGAGAACTACTAAATGCGTTTAAATTTGTTATTGATATAGTATTTGCAGATGCAGTTAAAATCAAAGAACCAGATATAGTTGCTAATGCGGTATTTTGTGTTAATTGAGAACTACTAAATGCGTTTAAAGGATCTAATATTGATATAAGTTGAGATGAACCCGATATTACACCATTTGTTGCTGCTATTGCCCCTGATATAGATGTTGCATATACATTTCTCCAAACAGATGTAGTAGATCCGATATCATATGTATTTGTTGTTCCTGCACTTAAATTTGATGTAAATACTCCTAATGCAGAAATATTGTCCGATGAATTATTACCTAAAAATAAGTTTCCAGATATTGCAACATCACCACTAAAATATGCGTTTGATGCAGTTATATCTCCACCCAATCGTAATGAACCCGAATTTGGTTGATCTAATCTAGCTAATGTTACAGGATTTCCATCTCCTAATGAAAATTGTAAAGAGCCCGAACTCTTATGTAAATACAGTTCACCATCAGATATAGATGTATTAATTGAACCCGAACCTCTTCTAATTTGAAATATAGCTGCCATTTAATTCTATTATGTTTCTTATAAATATAACAATATCTTTTTTCTTTTATTATAGTCCGAATCTATTCGGCTCTGGCGTAACTTATACTATCTGCTCAATGGGTTTGATTAATCCTTTATAATTATTAATTACCTCTTCTGTCCAAATAGCGTTTGCTATTGTTTGAACTTTTGCATCTTCATTAGTTATATCATCCAAAGGATTTATAACGTGCCGATGATATGTTTTAGCTATTTCAATACCATCTCTTTCTATAATGTTTGCATTACGAATTTGGATAGTGTTGTTTTCTAAAACTTCAATTACATCTATGATGTTTTTTTCTGTGATTGCCATAATTATACGAAATATGTTAGTGAAAGTAATATTGAACTATTGTTTGCGAAATTAGTATTGGTAACATCTGAAAGCACTCCTGCTTCAGTTGTTTGGTTTAATTCCATTACTGTGCCGTTTATGTTTGCTTGTCCTGCAATACTTCCTGTATATGTAATAGCAGAAACTCTAATAGACGCAACGCTATAATTTCCATTTGTATTTGCAATAGTAAAAGGCAATCCTGTAACACCTGCCCATCCTGGTGATGAACCTTTACTAGTTAATTGTATATAACCATTTACAGTAACTTGTCTGCCAATTTTAGTATACGTTCCAGCCTGTACACTATAAGTTATACCAGTACTGGAAAGAGCAAAAGCAAACCCAGGAGTCCAAGTACCTTCCTCATAATCATCTAAATTATTAGCACTTGCTATTGCTACTTGTGTTGCAGGAAATTGAATACCTCCTGTTGTTGCAGTTGCGCCACCTACTGATATTCCTGAACTAAACGTAGCTGCTCCTGTGGTTGCTATGGTTAAATTATTATTACCATTTGCTCTTAAAATTAATTGACCACCATTAGCGTCAATATCACCAACATAAACATCATTGGTTGTAGCTTGTCTTAGTAATACCCTATCAGCATTGCCTCCACTATCTTTCATCCTAAGACTAATATCACCTGAAGAGTTCATTAATGATATATCGCCACCTGATTGTATTGTTGAACTAAACGTAGATGCTCCTGTTACTGCAAGACCTGTTGATGTTACTGATGTTACAGTTGTATTATTAATACGAGAAAATATAGTTCCTCCAGTTGGAACATCTACATATAAATTATCAGAACCTCCACCACCTTTAATTCCAGACGAACCTAAATTTGTATAAACTCCATTAAATGAAATCATACCAAAAGTAGTAAGATTAGAAATATTGCCAATAACTACAGGACTTGTCTGTGGGCTTATTTGTACATTCAATGCTCCTGTAAACGTTCCACCCACAAATGTTGGCGAGGAAGTTGTTAAAACTGCCTGATTTATATATGTTCCAAATCCCGTTGTTGAGGATAATGTTACTTGTGAAGAACCACTAACTACACCATTGGTTGCTGCTATTGCACCACTAAATGATGTTGCAGTTGAAGAACCTATTGTTGTAAGTGAACCACTAATTTTAACTGAACCTGTAAATGACTGTGTATCGTCACCGAAATCACCAAATCTATTAGAACCACTACTAAATATAACACTTGCAGTTTCATTAACGGTTGTTAAATTTGTAATAGTTAAATTTGTAATGGTTGCATTTTCTAATTGTGCAGAAGAACTTATAATTCCGGTTCCACCTAAAATTTGTAATGAGGATGAAACTATACCCGTTGGTAGTAATGGAGTAATTTGTGAAGAACCACTAACTATACCTCTACCTGTTGTTTCGTAAGATGAAGTTGCTGTATTTAAATTACTTACCGATGTATTCAAACTTGCGGTTGTACTATTTAAGTTTGTTACTGAAGTATTTAAACTTGCAGTTGCCGAGTTTAAATTAGTAATAGAAGTATTTTGTGTAGTATTGGTAGTATCGTTTGAACCCGTATAAGTGTTTAATGAACTTAATATACTAACTATTTGTGAGGAACCTGATACTACTCCCGTTGGTAATGCTCCTGCAAATGAAGATGTTGCAACTGCATATGATACACCACTACTATTACCTACCAAAGTATATCCTTGTTGTAAAGATGCAGTAAATGTTGTGTTTGTATAAAAACTTTGAGATGTTATACTAGCAACATATCTATCATCTACTACAAAATCAATTGAACGTGATGTTGGATATATAACAGTTGTATCTTCTAAATTAGATAACCCACCAACAAAGTGAATTGGACTACCAACAGTTTCTACATCTCCAAAGTTAAGATTGTATCCTAAACTTGCACTATTAAAGTCTCCAAAAGTTGGGTCATCAACGTTAAAGTCAAATGCGTTTGGAAATACATATGTTCCCTGTGCCCCACCTGCTGCAAGGTCTGTTCCATTTACTAAAAATGAACCAGAAATTGATACCGAACCTGTAAAGTCATGCGTATCGTCTGATGTATTACCAAATCTGGAACTACCACTTTCAAAAAGGACAGATGAAGAAATTACCGATATATTGAATTGTCTTGCATTAACTGTTCCTAAAACAGTCAAATCGTTTGTAATAGTTTGAGAACCAGTTAATATTAAACTTCCACTTAATAATGCGGAACTACCGGTAATATTTCCACTAATGTCAATATCCCCAGCACCAATAATATCATTTGTTACATATAAATCTCTACTAATATTGGCATCTTGCGTTACTACTAATTCCGAAAATGAACCCGTTTGGGTTAAAGATATTGAACCTGTTGTAGTTGAGTTTGTTACTAGTATTCCTTGTATCGAATCTAGATTGCCGGATCGTTTGATGAATAATTTACCATCATAGGTATTTATTGCTATTTCACCAATGTTTAAAGAGCCGGTATCGGGTACTTTCCCAGGTAGCGATGAACGCTTTAGTATAATGCTTTGAGCCATATGTATGGTCTATATTTAGTTTGAGTTATGTAACAAAAAAAAAGGTACTATATAGTACCTTTATAAATATGTATTTTTTTAATAATCGTAATTAAAATTCGCCCGCATCTGAACCCGATTCCAAAGTTGCTAATCTTGTTGCCACCGAACCACTAAATGCAAGTATATCTCCTATTCCATAAAGTGATGTACTTCCTGTTTGAAAAGTTGCGAATGGGTTATCGTTATATCTAAATTCAACTGCCGTTGAAGTAGTTGCTACTTTGTAAAGAGAACCACTACCTTGTATGTATCCAATTGTTCCTGCAAATGGGTCAGAGTTGAAATCAAAATCATCTGGTCTCATTGATGCGGTAACTCCTGTCAATTGAGCACCACTACCAATAAATACGGATGCGGAAACGATTGATGCGGATACTGCCCCTGCAATATCAATATCACCATTTCCAACAATATCTCCCGTTACGAATACATCACTACCAACGTTAATGTCGTTTGTAACGCTTAACTCACCAAATGAACCCGTACCTAATATGTTAATTGAACCTACCGTATCCGAACCAGCTACTACAATATCTACAATTGTATCAACAGAGCCGGATTTATGTAAAAATGCCTTACCATCATAAATATTCACACCAATTTCACCTACACGTAATGTAGCTTCGGTTGGTCTGGAGCCAGATGTTTGTGACCTCCTATGTAATATTATCGTTTTGTTGTTATTAGTAGCCATTATGATTGATATGTTTGTTCATTAATAATTTAAAAAAAATCCCCCCTTTTAATGAGGGGGGTTAATATTTAGAATGAACCTCCATCTATTATGTTACTCATTATAAAATCAGTACCATCCCATTGTAGTAAATCTCCATTTATACTACCGGTTGCAACTAAATCCAAATTACCGTTTGTATTTCGGAATGCTATTCTTTTAGAACTACCTGCCCCTGTACCCAAATTAATTGAAGATGTTACTGCCGGTGCGATTAATGCTACCGATGAAGTAAATGCAGTTGTAGAGTGTTGGTATATAAAGTTTGCACCTGCTCCAGCAATTTCAATACCTCCACCATCTGCGGTTGCCGATGAAGTTGAACCACTTGCTAATGTGATTAGTTTATCTTCAACTATTAATGTTGCGGTATTTAATGTTACAGTATTACCTTGTACTACTAAATCACCACCAACTACTACATCGCCCGTTGTTGTTACTTTTGCAAATGTTACGTTGTTTGAAGTACCTACCCCTTGTATTGTACCAGCACCTTCTAATGTAGTCAATCTACTTGCAGCGTTTGATGCCGAAGAAATCAATGAACCACTAACAACTCCAATTTCAGTAAATCTAGTTTGAGCCGATTGAGTAAATGCGTTTAGAGCAGTTGTTGATGTATTTGAGCCTGTGTAGCTATTCAATGCATCTATACTCGTTTGTTGAGATGCAGATGAACTATTTAACGCCGTAACAGAAGTGTTTACACTTGCACTAAATGATTCGATGTTATTTAATCTACCAGCTTGTGTATCATTTGTAGTTTTAGCTGCCGATGCTGATAATATCAATGAACCACTTACTACACCAATTTCAGTCAAACGGGTATCAACCGAACCCGTATAAGTTGCTAATGTACTATTTTGAGTTAATTGTGAACCACTAAATGTATTTATATTTGTTATTGAAACTCCTTGTGAGTCATTTGT